TTTATAATCCCATGTTCTAATATCTCCTTCAGGATTTCCTTCCTTTATTTGTACATCAGAATAAAAGTTTAATGAGACATTTCTACTACCTCCATAAGTACCATCATTCATTAAAAATAACTCACCATTTTGTAAGTCTTCTTGTCTTCTTTTTTCTATATCAGCTTTCTTATTAGAAACAATACCTTCTAAAGCAGCTAGTTTTGCATTAATATCATTAATACTTTTTTTCCAAGTATTAAATCTATCCAAGTCTTCTTGCTCAACTTCAGTCTGAGTACCAGCTATACCAAAACTACCTGCTGATGGTATCCCTAAATATTCCCTTATTAATCTTACAGCAGCTTCACTAAAACCTGTTTCTTTAGCAATTGTTGCAGCACTTCTACCGCTTGCTGCTATATTGATTAATTTTATAATTAAATCTGACTTACCAGCTTTAATTGCACCATCCACATATTTTTTACCAGTAGCTCTATTACTTAAAACATCTTTATCAGTAGTACTAGATTGTAAACTTGAAGGTGTAAGAAGTAGTCTTTCTAAATCAGCTTTCTTAGCTTCTATGTCAGAAAAAGAAGCTTCTAAAGCGTCTAGTTTTGCATAATATTCAGCGTCTATTTTCTCCCATTTTTCACGAGATCGTTGAAAAGCTTCCTTATGAGCTTGAGCCTGTTTTTTATTCTTAGGATTAAAGCCTTGTGATAGTAAGATAGAATCTTTAGTTCTGCGATACTCTTCGATAGCATCCTGATATTCTTTATTTATTCTCTCTATTTCAGCTTTTTTAGCTTTTTCTATATTAGAAACATTACTACTTTCATTATTTTCTACTGGAACAAAAGTTGTATCATAAGTAATTGAAGGTTGGATTGTATATGTCCATTCTGGCTTACTTTCTGTACCTACATTAGCAGATAATACATTTGTTTTAAAATGACCTTTTACAAACGATTTATAAGGACTTGTAGTAACTGAACCATCTGCATTAACAATTGCAACATCTGCACCTGATGAATATGCTTCATTTTTAAAATGTACAAGACATCCTTCTAAATGTTTTTTAAATTTTTCTAAATTTTGTCTATTTGTTTTAGAACCTTTGAAAATAGAAATTACAGAATTTTTTCCATCAGGTGTAATACCTGGTCTACCAAATTCAATAGAATTTCCAGTAACCGAAACTAAATGATTTTTAGAATTCCATTCAGTTGTAGCATCAGATACTAAATCTTTTAAGTTTGTTTCTGTTGGAATTAAATAAATAAAATTATTTATAAAAGCAGATAAACCTTTGATGTCAGAAATATCATAACCTGTATTTGCTATTTCTTCAATTAACTTAGCATTCTCATCAGAATTAGGATCTAAATAGCATTCTACAGCACGAAAAATTGTATTTGTAATTTCTTGTGTTACTTTAGTTTGTTCTAACCTAATTGCTGCTAAATTTTCTCCAATTGGAACAAGTGCATAAGTTGCTCCAGAAACTTTATTATCTGGGTTAATTATTTTCTTATTTCCTTCATATCCTTTAATTGTACCATCTTTATCACCTACATGAATAATTAAGTTTTCATCAGGCATTGCTTCATCTAAAGAAATAGTTTTGTTATCTTTTGTTTTAAACAATATACCTGTTGATTTATTTTGAATCGTAGTAGTAATTTGTTTTCCTTCTTTTTCAGAATTGACAATTTTATTTCTAATACTCATCATTTTTAATCTGTCAAATTCTAATTCTTCTGAAGAATTATCTACGTTTTCATTATTGATCCAATTTAATTCATGAATATAAAATAAAAATTGACCATCTTCTGTATAAGCAGCAATTGGAACTTCAGCATTATATTTTGTTGAATCATTTTTTATTTCATTCTTTCTATCACTCCATTTCTTTTTTTCTTTGGTAGTTGATTCAGTAGAATATACATCACCATCATAGTTATGTTCTACTTTAAATACAATCTTTGTTCCAGGAGTTGCTACATTGCTTCTAAGCAAATGTTTACCTTTCTCATTTATTGAATTTTCTATTTCTTCACGAGTTACATGACCTGTGCTATCTACTTGTACAAAATTTCTTGAAAGATGAGCAGCTTTATTGTGTCCAACATCTGTTTTATTATAATCCCAAATAACATTACCTTTTGCATCTCTTGATCCTGGACTTCTTCTTTTTAACAAATCACTAAGTACATTTTCAACTTCTTCAATAATATTATTTTTGTTTACAGGAACATAATTAGTTGGTATCTTAGCATTTACTTCTGCATCTGATAGTTTTACAGATTTTTTTTGACCTGATGTAATTGAACTACCTGATAGAGCAGAGTTATTACTACCTATATTATTTTTTAATTCTTCTTTTTTAATATTTAACATATCAAACAATTCATTCTTTCTTTGTTGAGGAAGATTTGATTGTTCAATATTTTTTTCAATACTATCAATATTTTTTAAATCAGATTTTACAATTTTATCTTGTAAATCTTTAGAAATAATATCATGTTTTTTTGTTAGTTCTTCAGTAGCTTTTTGTTCTTTTAAAGTTTTTAATTTTGCTTCTAATGTTGCTTTTACAATTGGATTAGTTACTTCATTTTTAATCTTTTCTAACTCAGAAATAGTTGCATCTTTTGCATTTACTCTATCTAATATTTCTTTATTTCTTTTTTGTTCAGCAGATTTTTTTAATGCTTCTTCTTGTCCTTCTTTTGACTTTAAATGACTTAATCCATCATTGTTTACAGTAAGAAAATTATCTGCTTTTTCTAATTCTTCTTTTGAATTTTGATATTTTTCCCATGCTTCAGTTTTCTTAACTTCATTTAAAAAATCATTATATATATTTTTATTTTCTTCTGTATCACCTGTATTTTCTTCAAGGTTGCTAGAATCATATGTAATAGGAACTTCTTTTGTAACTTTTTCACTTCCAACTACTTGTCCTTCTTTTTTAAATAAAATATCTGATTCTTTTTTAAACTTAAATCTATTAGAAATTCTATTTATTTCGTTAGATAATTTAGTTTGATTATTTGTATGAATTATATTTTGTTTTTCATATTGCTTTTTGTAAAATAAATTTTCAGCAGTTGCTGTAAATATATTTTCTTTATTTGCATATCCTTCAACATTATTATAGATATGTTCTAATTCTTTGAAATGAGCAATTGCATTTTGAGTAGTTTCTGCATCTAATCCTAATTGTTCAGCAGAATCTTTAATTGTTTGTTCGTAAATTTCAGCAGTACCTGTTTGAAAAGATTTGTATGCACCATTTAAAAATAAATCGTGATTGTTTTTATCAATCTCTTCATTGTTACCTCTTTCTGCAGCATCTTTATTTTTCTCTGTAATGTCTTGAACTTTTTGAATGTTATCAAATAATGAACTGAATTTTACTCCAGTTTTTTTCATTTCTTCAATTTGTTCTTGTTGTTTTTGGTAACGATTTTTAAGATCTTCATTTGCTGATATTCTATTTCCATTTTCATCAACAACTGATTTTGGACCAATTTTAATACTATCTAAAACATGTCCTCCTCCTGTTTGAGCAATACCACCAACAGCACCAAGCAACATAGCTTCAAGTCCTTCAGCAGAACCTAAATCTTTCATTGCTTTGTTGTAGGAATAAGATTCACCTTTTCCTGCTGCTAAACCTGCTTGAGAACCAATATGGTTAATTCCTTCTTCCAATGCTTCTTGTGCACCCTCACCTATTAATTTACCTATTGTTCCAAGTTTTGTTGGAGCAGTTAATAATTGACGAGTTAATTTTGATGGTGTTAAAAATCCATGTGCAGAAGTTAAATTCAATAAAATATTTGCACGATTTATATTCATTGTTGTTGAAGCAGCAATTGCAGCTTTTTTCTTAGCTTCATCAATAGAATATCCTTTATCTAACCAATATGCTTTTGTTTGATCGTAAACACCTGTTGCTTCAATAACAGCTTCAGATTGATTTAACATTACTGATGTTAAACCTGTTTTTGCAATTTCTCCTGCTCTTGCTATTTTAGCAGCTCCAGAAGCTGTTTTTGCTAATTTAGCTGCACCTGATACATATTTTAATGCTCCACCTAACATTGCACCTTGAGCAACAAATGAACCAACTGATTCAACTAAACCTTCTCCTCTATCTAACCACCAAGAATAATCACCAAAGTCCATTGGTTTATTTGGGTTTTCTAAATAAAGTGGCATTTCTTCTTTAGACCATTTTTTTACGCTATCTGCCCATCTAACAATATCATTATTAGCAGCTTCTTCAGCAGAAAAATAACCAGGTACATCTAACATAGATGCTACACCTCCAATTATTTGAGGAACAATATTTACTGCTAATTGACCAAATGCTTTTCCTGTTTCTGTTAAAAACCCTGCGTTTTCAGCACGTTGAGCAACTAATTGATCTAACGTAAAGTTTCCACCTCTAACAGTATTGCTAGGCATGTAATCTTCAAAGTTTTCAAATTCCGATGCAAGTTTAAAAGGATGTTCTATATCGTGTCCAATATAAGCATTTTCATCTTCTTTAAGTTTTTTAGATACTGCTTGTTCGTCTGGAATTTTCCCTTCTTTAATTGCTTGTGTTTTAGCATTTGTAATTTGCGATAGCTGTTTACTAAGTGCACTTGGTTTAATATTATCAGGCATAAAAAATAGTATATTTGAATTGATACAAATATACTATTTTTATTTAATTTAATTAATATTCTCCATTTTCTATTCTAGTAACAAAATCTTTTGCAGAATTTAAATCAGCTTTGAATTCTGATTCTCCATCTTTTAAATTTATCCATTTACCAGTTTGTTCATTGTATGCTTGTACAGCATATCTATAATGTTTTTGACCATTTTCACCAGGTTTAGCTAAACCAGTTTTAACAATTTTTAATTGTACACCTGTTTTTTGACCTGTTGCTAAATCTGGTATTTGTGCATTAAATGCAGGTGCTACAGGAACATATTCATTTGCAGTAGGTGTTAATTTATTATCAATGTATGATACACCTACAAACTCAGGATGTGAATTATTAAATTCAGCAATATTAGTTTCTTGAGCATTTCGTTTTTCTAATAAATTATCACCATTAGGTAATTCTTTTATTTTTTGTATTGCTTGTTTTCTTAATATAGGATCACTGATTTTAAAGTATGTTGTTACATTGTGTGTACCATCATCATCTTCATTTTTAACTTTTACACTTACAGATGCAAATACTCTACCATCACTATCTTTTGAAAGATTTAATGTTTTAATATCTGGAGTACCAATTAGTTTACCATCTTTAAATCCTGGTTGATTTCCCCAAGTTTTACCAAATGCAGGTGACATTCTTTCTAAATTGTTACCTTCAATTGTTGCACCTAATAAACCAACTACTTCATTTCTAAATCGTTTAGTTTTTGCATCATCACCAACTACTTCAAAATTAGAAATATTAGCAGCATATTCTTTTCCTTTTATTCCTTCTGCAACAGAATGTTCATATTGATCTTTCAATGTAGATATTTTTACTACACCTGTATGATTTAAAGTTGAAAATAATGGAATTTTAGATAAATCATAATTAGATTTCATTAATTGACCATATGTTTTAAATTTACCGTTTGTTTGTTTAGAAATATATTTATCTAATTGTTCTGGTGTTTTAATAAAATCATATTGTTTTATTGATTCTTTTCTACCATGTACATCAATAGCAGAAATAATATTAATTTTATTATTATATAAAACAGTATTTACTTCAGGAGAATCTTTAACACTTTCTTGCATTGATTCATATCTTGCTTTATTATCATTTAAAGCAGATGCTTCTTTCATCATTGTGTTTGCAGAAATTTTTAAATTCTTTAATCCATTGTCAGAATTTAATTTACCACTGTTAAATATTTTTGTATAAGCATCTGAGTTAGCATTTACTCCTGTTACACCAGCTTCTTTTAAATACTTAATAAACTCTGTAGCATTTTTTGGATTTTTTGAAAGAGCAGAATATACACCATTTACTTGATGTGCTTGTTCAATTCTATTATATTTTGCTTCTGGGAATAATGTAGATACCCAACCTTTTCCACCAACTTTTACAACATTATTTAAGTTTTTAACAGCTACATCAATATTTTTTCTATTTTCACCAATGTTATCAAATAAGTTTTGACCTGTAAGATTAGTACCATATGTTCCTTGTACCCAAGCCGCAACTGGATCAACTACTTTTGTACCATCGTCTCCAATACCATACATACCTAATTGTTGCTTAGACATATTAGACCATGAATCATCGTATTTAACATTTCTATAATCTAAAACATCTGCTATTTGATAAGCATTTTTATTTACATAATCATTAGTATAATTTCTTGCATAAATACTTCTTGCTTGATTTGGATCAATGTTACCTTCATATAATGAGTTAGCTAATTCATCTCTTTTCTTAACTAATGCTTTATATTGTGGAGATTCTAATTGTGCTTTTGCGGTCTTATCACCTTTAGCAGCAGCAGTAGCAATTGAAGATATTCCAGTAGTTAAATCTGAAATTTCTGTTTCATATTGACTTTTTGCCCATTCATTAAAGTTATCTCCTCTGTATTGTTGTGTATCAGATTGTATATTAGCAACTTCATTTAAATAGTTTACATAACGAGGTTGGTTAAGAATATTTTGTGCAATATTCTTTTTAAGTTCATCAAGTGCTTTGTAATTAACTGATCCATCTCTTGTATGCCATTGAAAAGTAGAAAGATCCATTTTATGTGTAGTAGCAATATCCATTAATTGTTCAGGAGTTGCTTTACCTAATTCTAACATTTTATCTTGGATTTCTTTTTCTAAATCTTGAGATAAATGTTGTCTAGGTACACTGTTGTATGTATTATTTGCTGGATCATAAGCTAATCCTTTGTCAGTAGAATATTTAGCAAGTGCGTTTGCTTTTTGTGCTTTCCAATAATCCATATTAATATCACCCTTCAATGCTCTTTCATCTCCTTCTTTAATCCAATCCATTGTTAGTTTGTATTCAGAATTTAATGCTTTTATTTCAGGATGTTCTTGGTACATTTTATTTAAACCAATTAATTTTTTAGCTGCTTGTCTGTAGTTTCCAGAACGCATTAATTCAGATGCTAATTCATCACGTTTAGCATTTAATTCTGATATAATTTTATCTCTGTTTTCAACATCTGGAGAAAGTGCGTTAATATCATATTTAGACTCATCTATTTTATTGCTTACAATATCATATTGTTCTTGCATTCTTGATAATGGCTTTTCAAAAGCTTCTAAACCTAATGGTTTATAATCAAATGCAATTGGAGCGTTAAAAGGAGTAACTGGCATAATTTAAAATTTTTGTAAATATAATTATTCTTTATCAGTTTTATTTTTTCCAATCATTTTTTCTGCCATCCTTTGTAAGTAACTTGTGTAGTTAAATCCTTTACTTACATCTGGTGACATCATTTTAGCATATGCTAATCCTAATTGATTTTGTGTATCAGCAGCAGAAATATCTCCAAGTTGTTTAAGTCCTGTTTGAGTATAATTTTCTTTAGCAGCATCTGATTGCATATTGAATTGTGCAATTTCCAATCTTTTTTGTGCAGCAGCATCTCCTCTAGCAGCATTATACTGATCAATTTGAAATTGTCTATTATTATAGTCAGTTTCTGCATTTGCATAAATACCTGCTTTTGCCATTTCTTGACTATTATGTAATGCTTGTAGATTTGATAAATAAGCAGCACTTCCAGCACCTGAATTTCTTAATCCATAATTAGCACTTGCATATGCTTCATCACTTGCTTTTAATTGAGGATTAATATTGTTTTTCCAATTAGAAATATTTGCATTGTGAATATAATCATTTGCATCTAAATGTTCTGCTTTACTAAATAATCCCATACCTAAGTTATACGCAACAGGTGCATAAGTACCTAAAGCATTTATACCAGATTGTTTAATGTCTGGCATTACAACATCATTTAATTTATGATCTCTTTCTTTAATATCTTCTTCTGCTTTTTTTCTTTTTATTCCTGAAGTATTAGTTACTGCATTTAATGGATCAGTTACCATGTATCCTCCTGGTTTAAATTGAATACCTGCTGTTTCATCATATCCATTTGAATTCATATATCCTCCTGTTTTATAAGAACTCATTAACCCAGCATTTTCATTTCCATATAAATAACCACCTAATTTTAAAGGTTGTCCATTTGAATCATATTTTTTACCTGTAGAATCAGTATCAGCATTTGCAATTGCTGTTTGACCAGCACCGACTATTGCTCCACCAACACCAGGAGCAAGTACATTTGCTCCAACTTGTAAACCAATTTTACCTACTGTACCTGCAATATTCGCTGCTTTTTTTGCAAAGTTTGAACCTGTTCCAGAATAAGCATTATCTTTAATTACATTACTTGCACCAAACATAGATAATGCAGAATCAGCAAGTCCTAATCCATAATTTTTTATAAACCCTCCAAAACCTAATTGATTTTGATAACCACCTAATTTAGCCATTGGAGACTGAGGAGGAATACCACTCATCGGATTTTCTATTGGAGCTTCACCTGGCATTGCTTGAGGTTGTTCACTATTAGAAAATTGGTCAACAGGAGCTTGTGGAGCTTGTGGAGGTTGCTGAGAAGTTAACATTTGTTGCATGAATTCAGGATGTTTAACCATCATTTTCTCCATGTCTTTTTCTAATTGCTTTTGTTTAAATTCTTCTTGAGCAGCCATTAAATAATCTAAATCTTTTTTCTTTGCTGTTTCTTCAATTGAATCATATTCTCTACGAGAATTTGGACGATTCATTGCTTTAGATACTTCAGCAAATGTTTTACCAATAAACTTTGATGGTAGATAAAAATCTTCTGCAATTTTTTTATCAACTTTTAAGCTATCAGAAAATATATAATTTTTTGAATTTAATTTTGTTTCACCTTCTTCAACAAGATTTTGTTGTCCATTTGGATTCATTCCTTGAGGAATACCACCATTTGGATTTTCTTCATGTGATCCACCTTGATTAAATTCAGTTAACTGATCACCTTGATGTGGTTGCTGTGTAAAATCTAAAGGTGCATTTTGTAAAGGTCCACCAATTGAAGGTGCTCCTCCTCCTAATGCATATATATTACTTCCGTATTTTTGTGTCGCCATTGTACCACCTGTTTTAAAATATAATTTTAACCCTGCTGTTAAGTAAGGATTTATTAGACTATTTTTTTGGGATACATTCTGTAAACCAAGATTTATATTTGCATTATCATTTATAGGTAATCCATAATTTAAATTGGTTGTTAACGAAGGATTTAATAAACTACCAGAATAACTATAATTATTTAAGTTAACATCTGTGTTTAAATTTTTAAATTGTTTGTTAAAACCAATATTTTGAGAACTACTCAATTCACCTTGTCTATTAAATGGTATATCAACAGATGCTCCACCATATAGTCCAGATTTACTATTTACATTAGCACCTAAACCCAACACTGGAATATCTGGTCCTTGGTTATAAGAATATGTATAAGGTTGTATTGGACCACCATCTTTATATAAATCTAAACCATTTTCAGAACCATATAAATTACCACCATTTACAAGCATTTTTTGATACTTTTGTGGTTTCTTTGATGAATTATTTTGCTTTGCCATAATTAAAACATTTGAGCATCATAATGCGTTAATAATCTATTTAAAATAAGTTGTTTATTTGCACTATTATCAAAGTATAAAGTTACAATAAAATATGTATTTCGCAATCTACCATGTTGAGAAACTGAATTTTGATCTCTTGGAATTTTTAATCTCCACTTATTAAATTTATGTTTAAATCTATCAGCACTAAATAATATTTTTCCAGTTGATTGATTTTCAGTACTTATTTCAAAAGCAGTAATTGTAGAATTTCTATCAATTGTACTAGTAGAATCTTTAACAATCGAATTGAATTCTATGAATCTAATTACTTTATTTAAGTCAGCATTTTCATTTACAACTACTTTAACATATGCTTCTTGTATGTTTCCATAAAATGTACCATAATTTCCTTTATTGTGAGCATAAACATCTTTTGGAGAAAATGGATTTGCACTCAATAGCATATTTCTATTTTCAATATATAAACCTGGAGTAGCAGAATATATACTTGAAAATTCTTGAGCTACCTCATCATAAACAAGTGTAATTGCTTTTGTTGAATTATTTGCATAGCATCCTTTAAATGTAAATAAAATCTCATCATTTAAATTATCTTTTGCAATTGTTATTCCTTTTCCTAAAATAGGATTGTCACCAAGATTTTCTTTTCTTAGTAATAATGGTCCATCAAAACTTGATAATAAACTATGGAATCCTTTTACTTCAGAGATTGGTAAGTTTCCTTCAGCAACACTCATTAATTTCTTTGTGATAGCAGAAAAATAATAAATTGATGTATCTGTAGCTTTTACTCCCCATTGATGTATAGAACCATCTTCAGTTGTTAAATACTGATGTCTTTCAAATCCTTGTCCAGAACCTAATTGAGTAGGTACACCATCTGCTGTAGACAACATTGTTCTAACATTAATTGCATATACACCAACTGCTTTATCTTGAAAGAAATAAGTTTGTGCTTTCCACTTTAATATTTTATTAATTGGTCCATAGTCATCTACATCCCAATAATTGTTTGTAGCAAATACTGTCCAAGAATCTAATTTTTCATCATTGATTTTTACATTAGAAAGCATTGATCTAATATCATTTACATTAGAAAAATCTATACTTAATGGTTTTACAAAAAATGATAAGTCTGTAGGTATCTCAGAATAAACACTATTATAAGCATACATAGAATCACTTCTACCATAGTTAGTAGATGTGTTTCCTGTTTCTTGTCTATAACGTTCACTATTTACTCCATTTGCAGTAAATGTAACTCCTCTTTTTAAAGTACAACCATAATCTAAATCAATATTTATACATGATTCAGTTACATAAACATGAGTATGTGAATTATTTGAATAATAAATTCTATCAGCAGTAGATGCACCTTCAAAATAATATGAATCATTAAGAGTACAAGCTAACTGATGAGTATATGCATTCATATAAATATCTCCACCAAAAACTATTGGAGATGTATTTGTTTTTTTGATTACAGGAGAAGCAGGAATAAATGTATTATTTTCTAATGCATTTTGACTATTTCCTCCATATGCATCTACTTTTGGAAGTAGAATATCTAATATTATTTTTCCATCTGTTGAACCAATTAATTCAACATTTGATAATGTAGTATCAAAGTAATCATAAGATGAATAAGTAGTCAAAGCATTTCCACTTAACGGATCACTTGTTACTTTTGTCATTTTAGAAAGTAAACCAGATGGACCTTTAGATAAATAACCTTCTCCATTTGGTCTATTTAAATGTGTTGTTGCATCAGAAGGTTTTGCTTTTGCATAAAAATTTCTAACATAATAACTTCCAATTGAAGGAGTTACTATATCTGTTGGAGTAGTGTTATACCCCATTGATACATATGTTTTAGAATTTAATTTCTTAACATATTCAATTCCTCTATATTGACCTATTGTAGGATATGTTGCAGTTGTAGTAACTTTATCTACAGGAACAACATCATACCATGTTGATCTATTATCTATTACATGTCCTAATTTTTCTGCTGAACCTGTATCAATAACGGTAATATTAAAAGTTTTAGTTTTATAACCACCAGTCATCAACAAATAACAATCATTTGTTGATATTCTATTTCTACAATCGTCAAAGTCATAAGATAATTCTGGAGATTGATAATTTATATAATCACCAATTACATCAGGTGTTCCTGATGATGCTAACTGACTTTTTAAATAATTATAATAACCAGCTGTTTCTATTGTTAAATGCAATACTTGATCACTACCACTTATTCTTAAATCATATCCAGCACCAGCATTTGTGTTAATTGGAGACTTAGTAAAAATATTAAATGTACCAGAACAAATTCTTCTTTTATCAGCAGATTGTCTATCTACTCTTACTATTTGATATGAATCTATTTCAGACAATAAAGTAGGACAACTTGAAAAATCAATTGAAAATTTAATTCCTAAATTGTGTGCTTGTAATACACCACCTGATGCAGTAGATGTAATAAAATAGTTTGTTCCTGAATTATTTACAACAGAATCTTGATCTGAAATATCTGGAAATTTAATATCACCAATATATTCAACAAATGATGTTTCACCTTTTGTTGTATAGAAAATAATTCCAAATCTATATGTTTCTCCACGTTTATAACCTGTTAATAGACCACTTAAAAATGGAGACGAAGGAGAAGGATATGTGTTATTAGAATATGTATATCCATCATTTAAATTATGAGTAGGATCAGGAGTGATTCCAATATTTGCATAACCAGCAGTAAGTCCACTTACACTTGTTGTTTCTAAATGAAATGTATATGAAATATTTGGACCTTGACCACCTAAACGTAAACCATCAGATTTATATTTATACTGAGAAAGATAATGCCAATCTTTATCCCAATGAGCATCTTTATTATATTCAGTATTAAATACATCTGTACTTTGAGTAATTGTACCTGCAACATTTTTATATCTGTAAGTAGAAGCATCAAATGTTTCACCTAATTCAATTGCTCTATCTTTAATTGAAAATGTTTTAGATTTTAAATTTGCAATCAATAATGAATTATCAACTTGTGTTAATGTTTTACAAGTAGAAAATGGATATGATTTTAAAGCAAATTCAATTGTTGTAATAGGATACGTAGTTGTTTCATTACCTGTATATGTAAATTGTAATGTTGAACCAGTTGTAATTGTTTTAGTATCAATTGATTTAATTGATGGAGTACCTTTGTAATCTTCGTGAAAAATAGAAATTAATTCTATTTTCTCAAAAGAATGATAATTTGAAATATCAATTTCAATTAATAAAGATTTTCCAGAATTTTCACCTTTAAATAATCCAATATATTGATCAGATGAATATGTTGATTCAGAAGATTTTGTTACGTGAATCATATTACTTGGTGGAGAAATCAATGTTTGTTTTCCATCAAATGTAATTAATCTATAAGCAAATTGATATTTTCCAACTAATAATGAACCAACAGTTGATATACTTTTTAATAAAGGTTGAGTATATTTTATTCCTGGAATTGTACTTAATAAATCTAAAGATGTTGTCAATACACCAGGATCAACAATGTTTAAAGAACGCAATGGTTCATTGTAATCTGACCAATAGATTCTTTGAGTTTTTGCAGATTCAAAACGTCCAACTGCTTCAATTGGATTTTGTTTACTAAAGTTTAAATCAGGATTGTAATACACAAGAGTTAAAGGAACTGAAATTGATTGAGTTGCTTCATTATATACAATTGTATAAATCCAACCATTTTTATTTGAATTATCAGTAATAAATAATACAATAGTATTACGAATAGCAGTTGCTCCAATTATTTCTGAAAGTCCTACTCCTAATTGAGGAATAGAAAATGATAATGTATTTCCTTTAATATTTGTAATAGCAGCATTAGAAGCACCTTCACTTGCTGTAATTCGTACATCTAATGCATCTATATAATAAGTTGAAGGAATACTATCATAAGCATAATCTCTATTTAATCCTCCGTATGTATTTACTGCTGTTTCCATTATGGTAAAGTTGTAAATGTTATTTCATTTCCGTAATTAGTTCCACTTGCATGAGTAGCATATGCTCTTGCGTGATATGTCGTATTTGGTAATAAACCTGTCATAGAACAAGTAAATGAACCTGGACCAGCAATTGTACCAAAAGATATTTTTGGATCACTTACGATAGGATTTACACCTATTGTATAACAGATACCATGATCTGTAATTGGAGTATTTCCAAAAGAAGTAATTTGACAAATAGAACTTGCTGTTGTATTTGTAATAGCAGTTGCTGTACCTGTAATTAAAACTGGTAGATATTCTGCTGGAGCAGTAGGATTATAACCAGGTATACCACTTGGAGTAGTTGCTATTGGAACTGAACCCAATCCATTTCCAGTAGATGTACCAATTTTATTTCTAAAGAATCTTAATTCAGGTAATTGCATATTAGCAAAGAAACTTGAATGATCTTGAATAGAAGGAATAGTACGAACCATTTGGTTTTTGAAACTTTCCATATCATCAACACCATTGAATTGTTTAGCATGATTTACTGCTTGTGCAAAATACCAATCACGATCTCTTTCAATTAACTCAAATTTATCTGAACTAATTTCATTTCTAATCCACATCTTACGAGCAATTTTATATGCTAAATAAAATGTTGCAGCTTCTAACCATTGTTGTTCAGCAGGGATAGTTGGAAAACCATCACAATCTGTAGGTATAGCTTCGTATGAAAGTGCTAATATACCAGTTGGAAATGATGGAAATATAAATCCTTGACCAACAGTATATGTAGAATGTGATTGAGTTGTATAATCTCTAGCATCTGCATGATACCTTTTATGAAAATTATCTGTTGACCATCTCATTGGAATTAACGTACCTATTCCACATTCTGCATCTTGCATTGTTTTTGCTCCTGATAATTCAGCAGCTTGTTTAATTTTATGTAAATCAAATGGTAAATCACCTCTACCATCACAAATAGAAATATAAGCTACTTTTGACTCCATAGTTACACCAGCATTGGTATGAGCCATAAACTCAGCTAATCCCTCTAAACATTCTTCATTGTTAACCTTTTCATCAAAAGGAAAATCTCTAAGAAGTTTATCAATAATTGCTTTGTATGATACAGTTTTTCCTGAATACATAATTTATTTTTTTAACACTTTTGCTAACTTGTCAAGTAAAGACATCTCTTCACCTTCATCATCATCTTGTTCTAATGGATTTATTTCTGAAAATTCTTTTTCAGTTTCGTATTTCCATTCTCCTTCTTCGTTTTTACCTTCTTTACAAGTTGTTTTCAAAAATCCATTTTCAATTTTTTCAACATCTATTCTAATTATACTACCATCAGGTTTTTCAATTTTTTTGCTCCAACTAACTTTTGCTTTTGAGTCAGTAGAAAATTCAGACATTTCTGATGCCTTCATAATGTTAATGTTTTCCATAATAAAAAACTTTTCTGTTTGGATCAGTTACAACTTTTGTAATTAATCTTTTATACACCCTACTTAAAATTACTTTATAGAATGTTTTATTTGTTAATAAATAATTTCTATCCCATGCAATATTGTAAAATTCATTTTTACAATTTTCATTTTCAAAACGTATTAAAGGTTTACCACTAATAAGTTTTAATTCTTCCATTGTTTTTCCTGGATATTTAGTTTTCCATAAATTGTGAGTTTCTATCCAATTAATTGCAAACTTTAAATAACCATGTTTGGAATTTTCTAATTTTATATCACGAGCAACAATTCTAAAATTACCTACTCCTGTCATCTTTAATTCCATATTCTCAACAACCATTGCTGTTGTTAATGTATTCATCAACTCTTTTGTAAAAGCATCAAACTGTATTCTTGTTAATTTGTTAGAACTTGTTGTTGCTTTTCTATAAGTAGAATAAAACATATACCTATTTGTTGTTGTTTTAAATTTTGCCTTTCCTCGTTTTATTTTATACTGTACCATTGCTTAAATTACTATTGTCATCTTTTGCATTATTACTATCATCTAAAATATGTGCTTTTCTTTGATATAATTGTTGAACAATTAAATCTTTCATGTATGCCCACATCCATTGATTAACAGGATATATTTGATTTGCATTGTAACAAGGTTTATCTGAACAATCTGAAAAGTCTGCAAGAGAAGTAGGATCTTCAAATAATCCACGAATATTTACATATTTCATATTAGAAATTTTTGGATTTCTACTTATGATATATAATTTATTTTCATATAAAAATCCATAAATTGAATTTGCTGTTGTTCTACCCTCTCCAATGTAAGGAGTTCTAGCATAATCAATTAATGAAAATCTTGGTTGCATTATGTCAACAGGACCAATTGAAGTAATTCCTTTTGTAAAATTAAATTCAATTGTATTTGGTAATACTTTTTTTGTGCGTAAAACTTTACAAGAATTTGGTAAAGAAATACAACAAGTAGTTGGATCTACCAATTCTAATTCAGCACAAGGAATAACTTGTTGGATATTTGGATCAATAGAACGATTTTTATTGTATTCATTTCTAATCCAAAGTGATCTTTGTTCATTAATTAAATCAGTATAGTATAAAGGACTGAATACAGTTTCAGATGAATTTATATTCAACGCTTCGTCTAACTGACTATGTAAATCTTTTAATGGTAACATATCAAAAAAGTAATTATGCAAATATAATTAAAAATTAATTATATGTGTAAATAAAAAACTCCTACGTGATCAAAGTAGGAGCTTAAAAGGTTCTAAGGATATTTAGAACAAATTATTTAGTAAAAAACAAAGCACATTCTGTTTTTCTTCTTCTAACCAAACCTGCTAATAGTTTACCACCACCAGTAATAAATTTATTTTCAAACCACCATTTTATTTGATCTGCTGGTGCATTTTTATTTATTAAATTAAATAATGTTTGAGAACCACCTGTGTTGTAAGTATAAGATACTAATGCATCAAATTGATTTTGAGTTAATTCAACTTTTACTTTAGATAAAACAATTCTTTCATATGTTATTAAATCTTGAGATAATGCTTTTACTGCTTCTGCTTCTGTGTGAATAGAAATTCTTGAATATGCTAATGCTTTGTTTTCAGCACCTTTAATAAATCCACCTTTTAAATTTCTCATTGCTCTACCATATCCTTCTGTCCATATTTGAGCTGGACACATTTTAGGTTGTAAACCAATTTGTTTTAAATCTCCATCGTGTAAAGATTCAAACATTTTTATTAAGTCAATTCCTTTTTCTCCTGTTTTCATTATAACGTGTTTATGTGAAATGCTCTCATTTTTTCTTTATTGATTTTAGCAGATTGTATACCATCATCAATCATATTTTGTATATTTTCTATTGACACATCATCAATTTCTCCAGATGATTTACTTATTAATGATTCACATCTGATATACATTCCTATTCTTTTTCCTGCAAATGTAATAGAATTTTCAAATAATTTTTCTAATTCATAATCTGTAGTTTGATCCATTTCTGTTAATAGAATATCTACAGTTGGCTTTGCCCAATTTAACATTCCTCCTTTAATTACTTTTCTTGGTAAAGGTTTTTCATTTGCACCAGTAGAAAATGATAGGATATTGAATTTTTCATATCCATCTTTCATTGCTTCTAACATTGTCATTTGAGCAGGATTGTTAACTACTAACCCACCATCTACATATTTTTGACCATCTATTTCCCATGGTTTAAAAAAAGATGGAGCAGAAGCTGTTGCTCTAATAACATCAGATAAAAAATAATCTTTTTCAATTTGTTTTGCCTTGTTAAATTTAAACAACTTTAATGTATCATTTGATACGTTGTAAGCAGGAATTAAAACAGATGTTTTACAATTGGATAACTTATTGTCTTTAGTGTACGACTTGATGATTTCATTAAATGCACAATCATCATATTTAGGTCGGAATAAACCAAATCTTAAAAACTTTTTTTCAAAAATTTTATCTCCAAATTTTGTGTAAATGTTAAGTAATTCTTCAGCAGAATATCCTATAGAAAGAAGTACTGCTATTATTCCTCCAGTTGATGTACCAGCAATATAATCAAATCGTGAAGATATTGGTCCTTTTATTATTTTTTCAAATTCAACTAATTGTTGTAATGCAATTAATCCTCGGATACCACCTCCATTGATTGATAGAATATTAGCTGTTTTCATTTTTTTTAGATTTTATATTTAAAACTTTTGTAAGTTTTTTTAAAATAGGAAGATATTCATCCCATCCTAATCTACCAAAATTTTCTAAATTTGAAATGATTAATTGTAAAATTACATAATTATAAAAAGCATAATGCAACCATTCGTAAATATCAAATGAAATTCCTATAATACTTGGTTGAGGAATATGTTTAGCAAAAGCATTTGAACAACCAATCATAATCATATAAATTCCAAGTTTTAACCATCCTTTTTGAAACTTATCAGATGAAAATTTTTGACCATCTTTTTTAGAAGCTTTTATGCCTGTATACATTTCTAACGTAAAAAGTAAAAAGATTGAAATACCAACAGGTAAGTCTACACCAAAGATTATTTTAAAAATATAACCTAATGTTCCAAAGATTCCTGTTAACCACATAACTACTTGAAAATTTTCTGGATGAAATGTACTGTTCAAAAAATGTTCAGTACTATCATACCCACTTAATTTTGCTATGTTATAAATCTTCATGACTTTTTATATTAAACTTTTAACAAAATTAATTAATTAGTTGTATTAAGCAATTTTTTCATATAAAAACTTAATGTTTTATATAAAACTAATCCTATTAATATTCCAATAATAATACCTATAAAAAACCAATTAAAATATTTCTTTTTAGCAACTACTAGTTTTTTTCTTTCAGACTTATTTGTTTGTCGAATTTCAACTCTTTCCGTTTTACCTTTTTGTTTAATATATTGAATTTTAGTTTTATATTTCCATCTAATTTCTTTGTTAGAAAGAGGTGGAATAATTGTTGTATTTTCTACTGGTACTTCAATATTTATAGATTTAAGAAACCAATATAAATTAGTTTTTAATCCTTCATGTTTTACACTAATAAATACAAGATTATTTTCAACTATTGTATCTCCATAAAAATATAAATTTCCAGTATCAGAAATAGTTTTTATGATAGTATCATGTGTAATATGAACAATTGTAGGATCTAATTTAATAGCACGTTTTAAATGTCTATTTGCTCTTTGTGTTACAGAACATGATAATATTAGAAATAGTATTGAAAATAAAATTGAAATTTTCATTTTATAAATAATAATTTATTATATAATATAACCTACTAAATGTGACCATTGAGTACTTGTAGCTACTGTACTTGCTCCGTTTGTTCTAATTGCTTGTGAACCTAATAAAATAGTAGCATCAGGTAGATCAGTTGTTATTTCACCTTGTGCTGTATTTCCAGTTGAACGCTCCGTTATTCTATATTTAACTGTTGTTGTTGCTGGTGCATTGTACATCTCAAATACGTAAACATTATTTATAGCCGCCCCTGCTGTTCTATTTGCAGGAAAGTTAGGACCTAAATCAATTTTAGAAGCAGTGCCAGTAGCATCATTATAAAATACTTGTAAGTTTAAATCTGCTGCATCTGAACCAACACCAATGAAGTTAATTAATGATGAATTATCAACTGTATTTGATAAAGTACCTAATGTAGTGATAGGCAATAAGCCATGAAATTGTTTTGCACCTGCTACATAAGCTGCATCTTGGATAGCCCAACAAACAGAAAATAAAAATCCTTGCCCTACTGAATGTCGTAATGTAGCTGTACGAATACCTGCTTTAGCTCCTGCTGTTGAAGATGTTGGTATAGTAACTCTTACCGTTCTTGTTAGTGTATTTGTACCAGCTATTGAGTTTAAGGCTGCAGTTCCTGAAATTGAAGCTGCAGAAACGTTACCCATAACTGATAATGTTGCCGAACCATTATTTGCATAATATCCTTGTGGGTAAGATGTGACTGGTAGAGCAGGTATAAACTCACCACCTAAAGCAGATAATGCTGTATCAACATATTCTGTAGTAGCTATTTGTGTTGTATTTGTAAGAGGTGATGCTGTTGGAGCAGTAGGTATTCCTGTAAATGCAGGTGAAGCTGTATTAGCTTTATCGTTCCAAGTTGTAGCAGATTGTATATCAGCATCTGGTATACCACTTGCTGTCCACCCTGTTATTTTAGTATTATCACTAGAGTTTAAATGGAAATATTCTCCTGATGCACCACCTTGTAAACCAGCAATATCATTGTGAGCTAATGTTAAAGGAGTATGTAAGTGAGAATAGTGAGTAGTACCTGAATGTACAAGTTTAAGAGTTACATTACTTGTTTGTGTAGTTTTACCATAAATTTTAATAACTAACGAATCAGTAGCATTACAAGCAAAAGCTTGTTGTACAGTAGTAGAATTTGATAAATCTGGAGTTAACCAATTTATTATATCTGTTTCTACTGAAAACAATAATGTCTCTGCACCACCTGATGTTCTTTTGTAAGTATCTATTACAAAATTAGCATTTAATGTATTTACGTATCCAAAGAAATTAAATTCCCAAATACCAGCATCAATAATTGTTTTGTTTATCGTAACATCAGAAATATACTCATGTATTAATATTGTGTTTGCATTAACAACTACTGTTTCTTCTATTTCTGCAAGAGCATCAGGAGTTTTAGACATATATTCGTATGTTCCAAAACCTGCTGAAACATTAGTTAAAAAGTAAATAACGCCTGGTCCTGCATTTACTACAGATGATGAAGCATTTATCCACTTACTTCCGTTCCATTGTAATAATTGATTTACAATAGGAGATGTTATTTGTATATCACTAATATCTGATGTGCTTAATGCTTTATCTTTCCATAGACCTGTAGCATTATCAAAGTATAAAACATTGTTGTTTGATGGAGAAGGTACACTTACTCCATGTAATTCATCTAATTCATATCCATTTTGAATAGCATAAAGTATTCTACCATTAGTTGTTTGACTTCTTGTTACGTGTCCAATGAATACTGTATGATTAGGCTCTGATGGTGGTGTTGTTGTAACTAAACCATCTGTTGTAGATAACCATAATCTATCTCCTATATTATAAGCAGATGTATTTAGGTTATGAACCTGACCACTTGTAATTATATAACCTACTGCACCATCTAAAATATTTTCATAGATTGCACCTATAGTTTTGCTTGATGTTGCTTCAGTACTTGCATTAGCTTTTAATACCTCTGGGTAACTAGCACTTGAAGATGATGTTTTAATATAAACAATAGTACCTTTTGTAAGAGTAGCTCCTGTTTTATTAATTACTTGCACTTGCTCTCTTTCAGAAGAATCTACTACTCCATCATTATCTGAATCATATGTAGCTTTATCTAAATAAGTAGACCATTTACTCGCATTTGTAAAAGTTTCAGGAGTTACAAACTTATCTGTATTTGTTCCTGTATTTACCTCAGACTGAGTAGCTTGATAAGGAACATTCATAAATTCCCAAGTAGTTCCATTTGAGTAATACATACCACTAGGATAATAAGTTCCTCCTAATGAACCTGGAAGCCATGCTGTACCTTGAGAAGCAGAACACCAATAAAATGTACCTCCAGCAGATGTTGCTGCTGGTAATGCACTATAATTTGCAACTACAATAGGAGCACTTGAAGATCCACCACCTCCACCACCTAATGATATTTCTGTACTCATTTTTAACTAATGTATATAATTAATAATTCAGAACCTGTACTATCGTAAGTAAGTGTGCTAGTAGAAAATCTATTATTCATTCCACCAGCATCAAAACTAACTGTTTCTGCAGGTTTTAATGTTGCTCCTAAAACCGTAACATTTAAATTTCCAACATTTGCAAAAGATACAGAATGAGGATTACCAGGAATAGTTCCTGATGTAGAAACCCTAATCATATTTGGAACTCTTAATGAGTCACTATTATTTGCTATAATAGTGACTTCATCAAGTATAGATTGCGTAGTAGTTTCAGAAGCAATGTTTCCAGAATCACCAACTTTTACAAGCAATTCATTTTGACCTGTAACATCAGCTTTAATTCCTTTAATTCCTATTATTGTAGTATCCATTTTACAAAATTAATTAATTAATTTAATTATCAATTATAATTTATTTTTTTGAATTTACCATTTAATGCTTCAAATGTTGTTTGCATATCTTTTGGTAATAAATCTATACCCATTGCAAACATCTCATAACAAGCCAAAATCTTTTCAAAATTAGACTTATGATGAGTACAAGCAAAAATTGAATCTATTCTATGTTGAAAACTTACAACAACATCATATCTAAATTTTTCAAATAATTCTATTATATAAGATGCATCTTCAGAATTTATATTACAATTTAACCAATGATTCTTAGTTGCCTTTATATAAGCTGAATGCATGGCATTCATTTCTTTTAATACTAATAATTTTAATTCATCAAAAGATATATTTTCAAGATCATTATCTAAAAATTCAGTAAAATAAGTAGTACATATATCACATTTAAAATTAGTGAAATCTATACACATTCTTGTTTTAACTGCATCATATTCACCATGAGTGTAAAACTTCATAAAAAATACTTCTTTTTTTACCCTTTCTAAAGTAGAAAATATATTATGACATTTTAAATCTTTTATGTCTTCTTTAATTTTATTTTTCCAAAGTAACTTGGATATATCTTTATGAAAATAATAAATTAAAATACCAAAAATTATTACTATAAAAAGTAAATATGGAGGTAAATTTATATGAGTAAGAAAATCAAACATTTTTTAGTTAATTGTTTCAATATCATTTATAGTGATACCAAAAGTTTCTGCCATTTTTACTTTGAAACCAATGTTATAAATTAATTCAATTGTTTCAAAATGTTCTAAATTTTTAGGAATAGAAGATTTTATTGAATTATAAAGTTCATTAACTTCATCTTTTGTCAATATAAAATTTGATGACATAGTATTTATAACCATTCCATTTTCATTTAAATATTGAAAATTGAAATTATAATTTTTAGATAAGTAATCTTGCATACAAATCATAATTTCTCCTGTTACAATTCCTGTTTCTTGATTAGAAAACCCATTGTTATAAGTTACTGGTATTTTAGTTTTAATCTTCATAATTATTATTTTTTAATATAGTACTTCTGTTGTATCTATGTTTGCTAACCATTGTATATTTGTACCTGCTAATCCTTGTACTGATATTTGAACTCCAATATTAAGTGATATTGTAGGATTCCCCCATCCGTTTAAATTAGATATAGTTGTAACAGTTGGTGTTCCAATAAATGAATCTGATCCAACAGAACTTCTTACAATTGTTCCTTCAATATCCCATATTCCAACATTTGTAACTCCTGATTGTTTTCCTATTATTCTTCCTTTAAAAGAAACAGCTTGATTTATTTGAGCAACAATTTGATTATTTGTTGAAACTACCGCTGCATTTGTTGTCAACGCTGTTGATGCTGCATCTGTTGTTCTTGCTTTTAATAAAAACTTTGAACATTGAGAATCACCTGATGTTGTATAATATCCATTACCATGAACTCTTCTATTAATAACTGAAAATGTATTAGCTCCATCTCCTGTAACGAATGTATTTATAGCATTTGCAGTTGATCTATCTCCTAATACTATTGCAGAATTCGCATATGCTCCAGATGCATTTCCATGCACCATTGCATTTGTACCTGATGCTGTAGAACTTTGTCCACTAGCTTTTGAGTATAATCCAGATGATGTATTATTGTATCCTTCAGCGTGAGAATAGTTTCCTGAAGAAGTAGTTGAAAGTCCTTCTGCGTGTGATCCTACACCTGATGAAATTGTACTTTGACCTTCTGCATGAGAGTAATTACCATTTGATGTTGACAAATATCCTTCAGCGTGTGAGCCTTGTCCATTGGTTGCAGTGTTAAAACCTTCTGTATGTGAACCTACACCAGTTGCTATTGTTTGATGACCTTCTGAGTGAGCTGTTCTTCCTATTGCTTGAGTATAATATCCTTCTGCGTGAGAACGTCTTCCCCAGGCAATATTAATTGATCCTTGTGCTAGTCTTCCTGATGGATATGCATCTGTACTTTTTTCTGTTATTAAGAATCCATAATCATACAAAAATGTATCATTAACACCTCCTGAAGGATCTTCTGTTATCACAATAGATGTATATGTACTTCCGTTGTAAGTAGAAGATACAACAACTGATGTATATAATGCATAGTTATTTGAATGCATCCAAACTATTGTCGAACCTAAAGTAGAATATGCTGTAACATCTCCTGTCACATACATTGTTTTTAATGATGCATTGTAATATACACCACCAACATTATAAAAATCTACTTTCTTTGCACCAGCTAAATTAAATGTACCGATTGCAATATCTCCTTTTTGTTCTGAGTAGTTACCAAGACCTATTGATCCTGAAGCTAATCCATTAGCAACATTCCAAGCTCCTAAAGTAAAAGATGAATCATTAGAAGATCTATTGCCTTTTCCACCACCTATAAATGAATAATTACCACTTGCTATTTGTGAATTAACTGTTCTAAATAATTGTAAATCTACAGCATACAATCCTCTTTTATTTCCACCACTTGTTAAGTTATTTGGAATAGCTAATTGAAAAGCACCTGTTCCTTTTGGAACAATTGTAAAATCAGCATTTGTAGTTGTTGCAACAGAATTTAAAGCATTTGCATTAATAGATGTATTTGGAGCAGTTGTATTTTGTGATTCTAAAAAATAAGTTAATGATCCACCAGAACCAGAACCACTATTTTTTGAATCTAATATACTTATAATTTGTCCATTTGCATCTTTGTAATATATTTTTCCATCTTCCAAAGATTTATACATTGATATAAATTGAGAATCTTCATTTGGAATTTCTTTGTGCAATCGTTTTGGAATCTTAGTCATTACAATAATTTTAATTTGTTATAATTTCAATGTTGCTTACATTAATTCCAAAAGTTTTTGCCATTTCTATTTTAAAACCAAGGTAGTAAATATACTCAGTATTTTCAAAATAGTTTATATTTTTAGGAATTGATGATTTTACTACATCATAAAAAGCATCTATTTCTTCTTTAGTCAAAGAGAAGTTTGAACTATTTGTATTAATTACTTCACCATTTTCATTTACATATTGAAAAGTAAAAGTATATGCTTTTCGTAAATAGTCATGTGAGACAAAATTTATTTTTCCTTCAATAATAGAAGTTTCTTGACTTGCAATTCCAGAATTATAACTTACAGCAACTAATGTTTTTATTTTCATATTTTCTATTTATTAATAAATTATTTCTGATGTTTGAATATCTGCTATCCATTGAATATTTGTTGCAGCTAATCCTACTACATTGATAGTTAAACCACCATTTGTAGTATCAGCAGTTATTGTTGGTGTACCCCATGTACTTAAATTTGATATAGAAGTTATTGTAGGTGTACCAACAATTGTTGTAGTAGCAGCACTTGTACCTCTAACTACAATTCCATCAATATCCCAAACTCCAATATTTGTTGTACCAGTTTGTTTACCTACAATAGATCCTTTAAATCTAAACACATTGTTGTTTTGTAAAACTATTCCTGAAGATGAATTATCTAATGTTAATGTTTTTGCAGAAGCACTAGATGATCTACCTTTTAATATATAAAAAGATTTTTGAACATCTCCAATAGCAGTAATGTTTCCAGAAGAAATAGCTATTCTACCATATTGAGTAAATGTATTACTACCTTGTCCCATAGCAAGTGAAGCAACTCCATCAGATGTATTATTTACTCCTATTGCTATTGCACCAGTAGAATCAGATTTAAATCTAACATTTCCTGATCCATCAGCTACGATAACATTATTAGCTAAAGTTGCAGATAATCCAGAAACTACACCTATAATAGTATTATTAGAACCTGTAGTTATACCTGAACCTGCACCATACCCTATGGCTGTATTGCTTCCACCTGTAGTCAGATTTAGTAAAGCATTTGCTCCAAAACTTGTATTATTTGAGCCTGTAGAATTGCTTCTTAATGCCGAGTGACCTAATGCTGCATTTAATGAACCTGTAGTATTTAAATATAAAGATCTATACCCAACAGTAGTATTTGAACTTGCAGTATTTACAGATAAAGTACCAGTTCCAACAGATGTATTATCACTACCAGATATATTAGTAGACAAAGAACCACTTCCGACAGCTGTGTTATTTCCACCAGTTTGATTACTACTTAATGATGTACTACCAATACTAGCATTATTACTACCAGTAGTATTTTGATATAAAGCGTTTGTTCCTACCGCTGTATTAGCTGATGCTGTATTATCTCTCAATGCATTATAGCCAATTGCAGTATTTGATGTTCCTGCTGTATTTAATTTTAATACATTTTGTCCATATGCTGTATTGGTAGATATACTACCTCCACCTCTGTTATAAACATATCCATTAACATCAACAACTAAACTTCTAACACCTGAGTTTATTACAGCAAATTTATCTGTATTTAAAGCACTTCCACCTATACCTATAGAACCAGTTCTATAAATAGATAATGTTTTATTATCTCCAGCATCTAATGTGGTATTTTGAATATAAAAAGGTGTGCTATCAGTTATTGTAGGTGTTACATAAGAACCATTTGAATAAATCCATGTACTTGAGTTAATAGAAGATACATATAATGTATTTTCTTGTGCACCTAATCCTGGAGTACCATCAACATTTGTAAATACTACACCTAAAGTTGTTGGAGTTAATTGATTAAAATAAACATTAAATTCAGGAGTATTAATTGGCTCAGGATTAGAAATAGTAATTGTTTTACCATTTATATCTTTGTAATAAAGTTTACCATCGTCTAATGATTTATACAAATTTACAGATTGAGAATCTTCATTTGCTATATCCCTATGTAACCTTTTTGGAATCTTGTTCATTAGTAATTATTTTTAAGAATATTTATAATTTTTTTAATTTCTGTATAAGTAATTAAATTATATTCTGTAGTATTAGAAACAATATCACGAATGTCATATCTATTTAAAACCATTAATGCTCTTTTAAACATTTTTACTCTTTCAAATTCACCATTACAAAAATTACCAAATTGAATATTTTGTAAATAAGAGTATGTCAAATTAGAATATTTTTGTTGTAAACTCCATATAACAAGTTTATAACATACATCTGGAGGTATATTATCATAATCTGTTATTTCAAATGGTTCACACATAATTAACGAGTTATAATTGTTATATAACCTCTATTCATTGCTGATTCATTGAAGTTAGAAGATTGAAAAATACTACCTGTTTTTGTTATCAATGTTATTGATGTGTTATCAATTGATGATATATATAAATCTATACTATTTGAAAGTGAACTATAAGGAATAGGGTAATAAGCATCTACAGCATCATTTCTTAAAATTCCTGTTACAGATATAATATCAGAACCAACTAATCCATGTGTTAATACTTTAGTTGCAGATGTTAACATATCCCAAGAACCTATTGCTAACACAGTTGTTTTTGTACTAGATATTGTACCAAATGGGGTAAAATCAACAATTATACTATCTGTATTTAAAAATGTTCCATTAGATTGTATGTGCTCTACTCCAATATTAAAAGTAGTAGCATCTAAAGCATTTACAGATGTTATTTTACCCATCCAAAAAGTATTAGAATCTATACTTTCATATATTCTAATTAAACCATAGTTATTAACACTATTGATTGTATTCTTAAATGAATTTAAGAAATTAGTCATATTAGTGTTATCTATGTTTGAAACATTTACTTTAATATTTGTTACAGCACTATATGTAGTACTATCAAATTTTAAAAAAGTTGAAGTAGGATAAGTTGATGTAATAGATGTTGAAAATAACCAATTTGATGAAAAGCCACCATGTATTCCATTAGTTCCATCAGTACCATTAGCACCATTAGCACCATTCAATCCTGTTGCTCCAGTTGCACCTGTTGCTCCAGTATCTCCTTTTTGTCCTTTAAACAGCGTTATTCCACCGCAATCATCACAATTACACATATTATAATATTTTAAAAATCAATTAATTAACAATCATCGCAACCACATCCACAATCAGAAAATGTAGTACATAATGTTGATGCATTTTCTAATAACGCAGTTGCCTTTGTAAAATCACAATTTGCAAATGCAGTTTCAATACCATATTTGAAAATTTCTAATTGATCTACAACTTCTTTATATTTTGTAAGTTTTTCACCAGAACACATTGCTGACATCTTAATTATTAAATTGTCTAAACAATTACATAAATTACATGTGAATAATACATATTGACTATCATTTGTATACGTAACATTATCTTCATCAATAATTGTGTATACAATCTTATATACACCATCTAATTGTGACCAATTTATATCAGAGTATGCTTTAAATGTAGAAGGAGTTGGTGCACCTATAAGACCACTATATACATTTGTTCCGTTATCACGCATCATGATTGTTTGAACCAAATTGTTCGATAAATCATATATCTTAATATCAGCATCATCGAAATATGATGTATCGATATTAGGAACTCCCCAACCACCTAGATTAGTAGATGCGTTATAAGGATCTGTTTTTTCCCAAACATCAATTTTGTTACAAGTATTTTTAATATTTATTGATATTTTTGGAATAAGTGCCATTTGTATAAATTTTATTTTTTTACAAATATAAACAAAATAATAAAACAATAATATTCATTATTGTTTTATTAAATTGATTTATCTTTTAATTAATAATGCTTATTGTATAACTTCTAGTATAATTTTAAACTTGTATAGTTTAGTAGCTGCACTTGCTGGTATACCAATACCAAAATTATAAAAAGCTCTAGAATATAAACCTCCTATACCTAATTGATCAGTTGTTCCATTGTTTCCTACAGTAACTGGTAATATAGAGTAATGAGTACCTGTATCTCCTACTTGAGCAGGAGTATTTAATGTTCCTACAGGAGCAAAAAAGCTAGGAGCAGGTCCAAATACAGAATTAATTTGAGGAGTAAAAGATATTGTAGTTGCTGTAGGTTTAAAAACCTGATATAAACCTACCTGAATAGAGTTTGGTATAGAGGTGTTTAATAAATCAGTAGGTAAAATATTTGTATATGTTTTCATTTTCATTAAAGTAGTTGGTGTGTTTTCACTTAACCAATTTCCTGTTAATACAATATTTGCCAATGATCCATCTAATACAGCACTAGCACTACCTAAAGTTGCAGTAGAATATCCATAACCTCCTGATGGAGTTCCATTAGTATGATTAATACTAATTTCACTTATAAGGATTTGTCCTGTTGAAGGAGCATCCCATGTCCATTCACCAGGCAATGGATTTTTAGTACATACAAATGTATAAGGTTTACCATCTGCTGGTATTACAGCTGGAGTATTAATAGCATAATTGTTTATTTTACCTCCAATATTAGATGGAAATAAAAGTATAGAATTAGATGTATTATTTACAATAACAGTACTTCTTCCTGTTTTAGGTTGAGGTAATTTACAAGAATTGTTTGTAGAAGTGGCAGTAGAAAATACATTAATACCATATTCTAGTATTGATGTTGTTGATGATGTAGTATTATTTGCAATTAAATCAGAATATACATTTCTTATTTCAGGTGTGTCAGAATTATTTATCTGTATTCTTTGACCATTGAAATCTCCATAATAAACATTTCCATCGTTTATGCTTTTATAAAGTTGTATTTGATATGCATCTTCTTTAATGTTTTCTCCATCTTTTAATTTTAAAATTTTCATATGTAAAATTTAACTTTATAAATAAAAAACAATAGTTCGCCACTGACAGCAAAATTAGTGACGAACTACTGATATATTGGGAGATCTTAGCTCAACTGAGTAAAGTCTGAAACTGTTCCTCCAAGTGCAGTAACTAATGCAGCTTCAGCAGCAGTAGATGGAACTACACCTAAAGTAGTTTGATCCAAGTTCAAGTAAAGAATTACAGAACCTTTTGCAGGAACTACAGAAACTAAACCTCTTACATCTTCTACCCATTCGATTTGGTAAGCAGAATATTTGTTTGTATCAATTGAACCAGAAGTTGCAGATGATTGAACAAATTGGTAACGAGGAGTTGCTGGAGTATCCATAACTGTGTTTTGACCTTCAAATCCGTAAGTCATGTACTCATCAAGAGCAACTTTTTGCCATACACCCACACCATCAAATGCACCTTGTACTTTTGTAACTTGCGTAGAAGAATCAGAGAAAGTAACAGAAAATCTATTTGCATAGTAGTTACGGAATTTTGTAACATCAAATTTGTTTTCAATACCTGTAATTCTTAAACCAAAGTTAGCAGTTGCAGCAGCAGCAGCAGTAATGAAGTAAGCAGTTGTTCCTAATAAAGATACATCAGCTTTTAATGGACGATCTAAAGTTAAAACACCACCAGCAGTAGAAGTAGCAGTAGATGCTTTTACTAAGAAAATCTCAGCAGAAGTAGCAGTACCAATTCTAACTAAATCTCCAACTGCAACAGCAAACATAGAGTTGTTAGCACCTGTGTCAGTTAAAGTTAATGTTTTGCTTCCTGCAAGACCAACAACTGTATCTGGAGCAGCTCCTAATGCAGAACCTGCAGCGTTACAAACTACATCAAATTTTAAGTAACCATTTCCTAATTCATCAGCAAAGTTTAAGTTACCATAGTAAGCTAAACCAAATGCTAATTCTTTTTGCGTACCTGTAGAATCAGTTTTAAACTGAACAGATAATGGCATTGGTTGAGACTGGTTAGCAGAATCATTATCGTTTTTACGGATTTTGATTGAGTAAGAAGTCGAATTTGCTACTGGTAAAGAACCTGTGTTTAATGTAGGATCAAAACCGATTGTTGTAATTTGTTGTTTTGCAGCTCTGTGAGCACCAACAGTTTTTTTGATTCTAGCTTCATTCAAGATAGGTGTTTTCAACAAAGGTTTGTCAGAACCATTTCCTTGAACAATTATAAAATCTTGACCTGTCGTTAAAGAAGAAATTCTTCTATTAGATAAGTCTGTCAATACCAATGCACCGATTGGTAAATTAGCTGGTGTTACTTGTGCACCAACAGCAGGTAAACTTGAAGTTAACACACTTGCTTTACCTACCAAAGCCATAGTGATGTTATTGTTTTTTCTTAAACTCATTTTGGTTTAATTTTTAATTATTACTATTTATTCTAAATCTTTGGCACTTTGACCATTAATTACTCTTTGTTCTTTTACTCTACTCATCATTAACCCAACTGCCATATCAACTATTACAGTATGTGTTGAAGCATCTAAGATGCAGTTTAATTGATTTGCAGGAGTATTTCTGTCAACAACAATTTCAGAAGGATTTTTAAGATAATTAATTGAATAGTTAATTACATTAAATGTACCATCTGTAATTATTTGATGTCTTTTATTCGTAGCAGGAGCAGAAGGTAATGAGCCATCTACTTCTCTTGAATAAGTCAACCTCCAAACTAAAGCTTCATCATATTTACAATAAGGTCTTTGATACTTATTTCTAAATAATCTGTTTAATTCATTTTCCCCTTTTACTTTTACATTTGCATTTATTGGAGTAGTTGTTCCACACATATTTTTGTCAGTCAATACTTCCTCATAAGTACAATACATAAAGTCTAAAGGTAGGTCAAATAATTTTGCATTCGTTAATGCATCTGTTTGATTTGCTGAAACCGAAAGATTAGCACCCCTTTTTAAAAGGGCACTTAATCCCTGATTTCGTATTTCAGTTTCTTCAAAACCTTCTCCTTTTCTATTATTTAATTCACTAATAAATTGTTTAACGTAAACATCTTGAGCTTCTGTTAGAATAGAAGATATTTCAAAATCTTCGTATCCAGGAGAACCAAAACTATCACTTCTGTCAAGTCTTAATTCTAATTCATCAGCCATTTTATTTGCATTCCAACTCATTGCAGTTTACTTAAATATTATTTTTTTGCAAGTTCAATTCTTGCTTTTATTCTCAATTTTGTTTCTTGGTTTTCAGGATTTCCTAAGTAATTAATTACATCAGCTAAATCTCCTAATTCTACACCATTATCTAATGTATATCTTCTATCTCCTTTTTTCAAAATTGCTCCAGCATCAATTGCATTCTGCACAAAAATTTTAGCTTGGTATTGAGGATGCTCAATAATTGATAAAAAATTTGCTGGACTTTTTTCTACTTCAGTAAAGATTTCAGACTTTAACCAATCTTCAGTTGCTGTAGAAGGAATTACTCTACCTAACGCTTTAATAAACCCTATCATCTTTTCTTTAGTAGCTGTGATAATAGAATATTGAGTAAACGCTTTGGCTTTGATTCCTGCTTCTTCAACTCTTTTACTTGTTAATTTACCTTCGTCAACTAACATAAATTCATATGTTGCTTTTAAATCTTTTTCTTCATAAGAAGGAGCAATCAAAGATGTATTTGATAATAAGATTTTATATTTCAACATATCTAAAGCATTGTTTAAGTTTAACTTAACACCTTCTTTATCTAATGTTACACGACCTCTACCATCTATTCTCCAGAAGTTTTCATCTTTTGGTAGATTTGGATTTAAATTAACACCTATTTCTTTTTCAAAGAACTCTTTTTCTGTCATTCCATCAGGGAATGTATGCATATATTTTTGAATGTAAACTCTACGTTGATCATCCAAAATGATTTCAACACCTCCACCATTTCTGTAATTACGTAATGGTACTTGGTAACTTCTTTTCACTTTATTGTAGATAAACGGATCTTTTTTATTGTCCTGTCCTGCTACTAATAGATTTGACCATTTTCCTGAAGATGGAACTGCTTTTACTGATACAATTTCATCTCTTAAAAAAGAACCATAAACTATTTTTTCTTCTATTGCTGTCTCTTTCATTTTTTGTATTTTTTCTCCCAATTTATACTAATTTTCTATTTACACAAAAGTAAACAAAGTTTTTAAAATAGTCCCTCAGATTTTGCTCCGAGGGACTTTTTATTTTTATTTGCTAACTGACAAACGTAAGTCAACAATTTTAGTTGGATCTTCAACCATCATACCACCCCATTTTTGTAAGTGTACTTCGTACCCATCAATTGGAGATGCAATCATTTTTGGTTGTCCTTTACCACCAGGAGTAAATGGATCTCTCATACCTGGGATATAACCCCAGTTGTAATCAGGAACTCCTTTAGGTTTAACTTTGTAGATACCTGCTTCCTCGCCATAATCTAATGCTAAGATTCTGTGAGATTCAACTAAACCTAATCCATCAGGATGTTGTTGAGGGAAGTAAACATTGTCATCAAAGAAATCTAAGATTTCAACTTTGATTACAACACCATTGTACCATTCGTAGATGTTAAACTGAGGTTCCATTGCACCTTTAGTGTTTCCACCACCGATGTTACCTGCTTGAGAGTTGTAAGTCAAGAATTTATCAGAAACGATTGTTACGTTTTTACCTGATTTAGCTTGAATTTGTTTAGAGATTTCAATCGCACCAAACTCACCTGTTAACAAGTGGATAACACGTTTACCTCTTTCAATTTTACCAACACCCATGTCTAATAACAATCCTAAATGCCAATCAAGGTCATAAGAGTTGTAGTAGTGAACGTTAGATGGAGCAACTTGATCAAAGAATCCAGCACCTGATTCGATAGCATATTTCGTCTTATCGTCTTTGTTCAAGTATTGGTGATCAGCAGTCCAGTTTTTCTTACCATAAACCAACATTCTTGCGAACATTTCTTCACATTGGTGGTGAGCAACTAAATCTTGGTAGTTGATCCACATTTTTTCTTGTTGCCCTTTGTAAGAGAAACCGAATTCTAATGGCTCATTTCCACCTTTGTTAATTGTGTTACCAGCAACTTCGTATTGCATACGTAAAGTAGATGGTCTGTTTTCCATTCTCCAAGGAGAAGTGAAATAAGGTTTAGAACCTTGGTAAGATAAAGTAGAAGGACTTAAAGAATAGAATTTCGCAAAACGGATACCGATAGCCAATTCTTCAGAAGGAACAGATGTAATTGCATTAGATGTAACTAATTCAACTTCGTATTTGTAACGAGAACCTGCATCCATTGCTTTTTTCACTAAGTAATGGTAAGCATCATTTTCACCTTTTAATACGTTAGACTCCTCAAATAAAGGCTCATCAAAGATCAAATAGAATCTCTCACCATTTGCTCCAATGTTTGATGGGAATGTCCCAGCAGAGATAGAAGCTCCAGATGCAGTTTCAGCATCAGCTAATGGTAAGTTTTTGTCATGTTGACCTTGTAACATCCAGTTGTAGAAACCATTTTCTTGTTCTACTTCTTTTACTGGAAAACGATCTACGAATTCACGTAATTTACCTTGTAAATTAGTTTTGTATATCTCTCGGATTACTTGACTAATTAACTCTGGCTTTTGCTGATACAATGCATGGAAATGGTTATCTGTAACCAATCCATTGTAACTTGTAGCTTCATACTTTTGTAATGGAAGTAATTGTGCCATTTTGTTTTTTGTTTTTTATTGTTAAACGAATAATTTATTTTTTACTACCCATTGCTCTTTCTAATAAATCAAAAATTCCTTTTTGCTTATCAGATGCATCTAATGATGTGTTTCTACCAACACCTCTCTCATTATCAGCAGCAATTATTTTATCTATTTCATTTACAGCTTTTGTTTTTGCAACAGCTTTAAGTTTTGAAATATCTGGTTTAAAATTTCCTGATTTATCCATATTAAATAATCCTATAGAATCATAGTAGTTAATTAACATTTCAAATTCAGCAGCATTTTGTTTTTGTTTATACATTAAAGATGTATATGTCTTTCCACTTTCATCTGTATGAATAGGTTTTACAATATTATCTTTAAGTTTATCTTTTGCAATTTTATTTAAATTAATACCATCAATAAATGATTCTTTTGTATCAATAGTTTTCATTAAATTTTCAAACTGCAAATTATATTGCTCTTTTTGTTCTTCTGTTTTGCGAATCTTTTCTGTTCTAGCAGAATTCACAACATCAGTTGCTTGTTTCTTTAATTGAGGTAATGCTTTGATTGCTTCCTTATCTAACTTACCTAAATCATCAGCATCTTGTACTTTTTCATTTGCTTCTTCGTCTGAAAAACCTTTTGCTTTTAATGATTCAAAATAAATTTGTTTTTGCAAATCTACATTGTCACTCAATAAATCTTCATCAATTGTATCAAAGAACTCTAATCGTTGAGCCATATTAATAGCTAAATCTTCTGAATCAAAAGCATCCTCAATTTCTAAGAACCTTCTTTTTTCTTTTGATAAACTATTTTTCCAAGCTTCTTGTTTCTTTTCCATTTTTTTAGAAACTGTTTCTTCTAAAACGGATTTAATAGAATCCAATGTACCTGGTAATTCATCTAGCATTTCTTGTTGTTCAATAGTAAGAATTCCATTCTCTACCATTTCTTTCATCAATGCTTTATAAACTTTTTCTTTCCCATCTGAAGATAAAGTATTTGATTCTGTTGAAACAGGTTTTACTGTTTTTGAATCAACTATTTCTTCTTCTTCTTTATCATTATCTTCTACAGGATTTTCTAATGAAGGATTAGTAATAACAAATCCATCGTTTGAGTCTGTAGTTTCTACTGGTGAATCTTCTGCGTTGGAACTCCCATTACCAATGTTAGATTCTAATTCTTGAGGTGTCATAATTTGAAGTCCCTCGAATAAACCATCCATATTTGCTGTCTTTAATTAGTTACAATATTACATTTATTTTGTCAATCTACGTAAATGTTTTAGGTAGATTACTTTATATTTTTAATTCTTCTAAGGCAATTAGTTAACTTTAGATGTTTGTTTTTTCAATTGTTCACGTTTTATTTGTTCATCAGCCATTGCTTTTCTACGACTTTCATCTAGTTTTTCACGATCTAATTGTAAACTATTTTGCTTATGTTCTTGATCAATTGTTAACTTTTTATCATCTAAATAATCTGCTCTATTGTTATTGTTTAAATCTTGTGTCATTAGAATATCCTCATGGCGAGTATGTGCTCCTAATTCTTTTATAGTAGAAAGCTTTTCATTAGATTCAATTTTTGCATATTCAACTTCTCTATCTAATTGATTTTGTTGAGCATCCCATTGACGTTGTGCTTCAGCAGATTGAGCTTGTAATTGAGCATTTTGTTGTTGAGCTTCAATATCCATTTGTTTCATTTTCTCTTGTTGCTCTTGTAATTCTTTAGCAGATTTTTCAAGACGAATACGAACTTCTTGTACAGATTCTGATTGAGCAATTGAAATAAGATCTGAAATTTTTGCTTGACCATTTTGAATTGCTGCCTGAGATAATGCTTTAATTTCTTGATACAATTGAGTATCTTCAGAAGAATTAGAAATATGAACATCAAATTCTGACATACAAAACTCATCAAAATTATCAACCAATACTTGCTCCATATCATTTAACATATAATATCCTTTTTTAGGATTTTTCTTATATGCATATTTACAACATTCTAAGAACTTAGTCATTGCACGTTTACGGAAATTTGCATCTATAGCAAACCATTTTTCAGTAATGTGAGATGTTTGTGCCATTTCTCTTTCTGTATTTCCTACAGCTTGAGAACTTGATATTTGTCCTTCTCTTGTTTGTGTTACACCAGCAATTTTACCCATTGTATTTTCAATGTCTAACAATAAGTTAGTATACATTTGAATTGCAGATGGATCACCAATATTAATGTTTGTAGCAGTAAGTGTATTAAATGCACCTGCTGATTTACCTTGAGAAGGTCCTTTTAAAATCTCATTTGTTGGATCTAAGAAACCTATTTTATTAATAGTCATATAACGAATCCATTCTTTTGGATCCCATCCAGAAGGAACTAATGAAGCATTAATTGCTGCAAATGAACCTTTGTATGTAGCAATTTCTAATTCACGTTTATAATAAGCAATATCATATGAATATGCTAATGGTTTCATAATGTCCATTAACGATTGTACTTTATAATCGTTAGTAGAATTTACAGAACCAATATAAGGAGGTGTACCTTTAGATTTGTTTACTAATGATTTAGATGCAAATGGAACAGGACCTGTAGCAACAACAATACTGTCAGCAATTTTTGTCCCTTGTAACCATTCATTTACCCAAGTCCATTTTACTTCTTCACCTAAATCTTTTTTAACTTTATAATCTTCTGGAACATAATCGTATTGTTCTTGCCCATCTTCATCAAAGTATTTAAGTTTACCAATCTTTCTACGAGATCTCCAACATACTTTCATTACACGAACATTTCCTCTTGAATCAAATGCTCCTGCAAATGTACGAGCACCCATCTCATTTGGTTTGAAAATATTTAAACCATCAATAGTTCCAAATCTATCAAGAACAGAAATATTTTGATTTAAACCAATTGCATTTGTTGTATTGGCATTTGTTCCTGTTTCTAAGAATTCAATATCTGCTTCTTCTAATTCATCCCAGTAATCATCAATAACTTGTCCTACAGATTTATATCCATATTCTACTATAATATCACTGTCTTCAATTTTCATTGTTTGTCCACCTAATGTAAATAGGTTTTCTGGATTTACCCTACGCATTACAGGTTCTCCACCTAATACACCACAATAAACAATTTCTTCACCTCCAACTAATAGATCTTCAAATGTTCTAAGGAATTCAAAATCTAAATTTTGTTGTTTAAATTCTTTCTTTAAAATTTTGTTTGCTGTAATCTCAGCAATATCTTGAAAGTCGTATGATTGATATTGCTTCCAAGATTCTAATCTTTTTGCAACTTCTTCTTCTGTTATAGATGTGTTTTTAATTATTTCAATTAATTCTTCATCTAATTCGTCTTTTAATTTTTGTTCTTTTCTAGAAATTCCATCTTTATCATTTGCAGATAGGTATGCACGAAAATCATTTTTTCTTTTTGCATATTCCCCAACCAACAAATTGATCTTTGTATTTTCTATTCCTATATGTTGAAAAGAAGCAGGTAATGTATCTAAATCTAATTGATCTGGATTTATAAATCTTTGGAAATCTAATGGATTAATTAAATTTGCACGTAGATTATAATTAGTTCTTTTGTTAGCAAAAGAATTTCTTAACCCTACATTAGATGCTAAAATGTTTTCTGCAAAGTCTAAATTTTTTCTATACCAATGATCGTTTTTTTCAGAATCAGATAATTTCTGTCTTGGAAAACTAATAAATCCTTGCATCTTTAAGGAAGCTGTTGGTCCTGAACCCATAATATGTTAATTATAAAAATAATACAAAGTTAACTATAAAAATCAGTGGATAATGTATCCATTGGTTTTTTCTTTAATACTCCCAAGTTGCTAAAGTAAGAATTTTCTAAGAAACCTTGTACTTGTTGTTTAGTTTTTTCTTGTTGTTTTAACATTGTTGCATCGTGCCACATCAACATACCTAATGATGAAACCCTATCAAAGTTACCATGTGGATTCCAAGAAATTAATTCTTTTAATGCCGCAGGAGAGTAAATTGTGTTTAATACTAATTTTTCTGAGTTAGTAGAAACAGGTTCATTTAACCATGATTTAATAAAATCTCTTGCTGTACTATTTACAGTATTTGATGCATTGACACCTTTAGAAGTATTTGTTCCTTCTTTATAAGTATCTGAGTTTCGCAATTGATATGGAGTATCTGCTAAAAGGTATGTACATTTTTTCTGAGAGAAATAAGTATACAAACCAGGTAAGTTTTGCTCATACATTCCAGTTGCCCTATAGTACAACAATAATCTTCTACATATTTCATAGAAATCGTTAGGATCATCTGTACGACCTGTATACTCTGCAACAATTTGGCGAGTATATCTATTCATTATAAAAATAGAAGGAAGTGAATCTGTAGTTGCTCTTGCTTTATCAACAACGTCCATTCCTCCAATATATGTTCCGTATGGTATTACACCCTCATCATTTGATTGTGGTTTAACCCATACTTCTACACATCCAACTTTATCTTCTCCACGAGTTAATGGATAATTTCTAATTGGTCTTGCATTTTGATCAGTTTCAAAATATACTTTATCATCATTGTCAAATAACAATTTTCCTTTAAATGAACCTTCCATATATTTTTGGTATTGTCCACTTTCTACTTCTGCTAATTGTTCTTTTAATTGAAGTGTAGGAAAGTAAGAACCTTCTACAACAAGGAATGCTTCAGATGGAACCATTGGACCATTGATAATTTCTGTTTGATATACAGATGGATCATTTGCTTTTTTTGCCTGTTCTCGTCTTAACTCTACAGCCATTCTAGCAAGTTTTTCATCGGTAACTAAATTAACGTGTTGTTTTTTAAACTCATTCATCGTTAACCAATATGGAACAAAATATCCTATTTGTCCTCTATTTTCAAACTCATCATCAAATGCAATGCAGTTGTATTCATCAGGATTTCTAAAAATACTTTCAGCATATAATGCTGCGTGACCAGAAACTAAACCTCCTGTACCCAATGCCCAAATAACAAGATTCTTTTTTTCTTTAGATTGCTGAATTGCTTCAATTGCTCCCCAAGTTTCTTTAATGTTGTAATGGAAACCAACCTCATCTAATACACAAAGGTTAGGACGAGTACCATTGGCAGCTAAAGGATTATCTTTAAATGTTCTATGTCTAAGAAATGAACCTGTTTTAGAAGTCATATCTTTATTTGGTGCAGGTGATCCTGAATATGTTACCATCAATGGAGATGGATAAAAATTATCACCTATTCTATAAGAACCAGGATAGTAATCAAATGCAGTAATTGTTTTTTTCATTAATGGTGCAGAATACTTTGTATCAATTGCTCCAATAATTGTATCAGATGCTAGGTATTTCTTTTTCTTTTTTTGTTCTAAGTAAACATCATAATCAGTTGCTCCATCAAATAAAAAATTATGTCCACATAACCCTGAAGATGAATAACTTTTTCCAGATCCCCTTGCTTGAATTGAAAAGAAATGTTTTGCTGAGTTTTTATATAATGGTTTTCCAAGACTTTTTCCATGATTCATTCGTAAATAATCACGAGCATTTACATATTTTTTAGAATCAGCTTCAACTTGAGTGATTCTTTTTAGTTTTAATGATGTTTCTAATTCTGGTCCATACTTTCTATCACAAGTATAAATTGGATCTAGCTCAAACCCTGAAAATCCTCTACATTCTTCATAATATAAAAATAATTCCCAATCTATATCACGCAAAAAAGGTAAACCAACTGATTGGGATACCGAAGAGTCGTCTTCAAATAGAATATGATGAAAATTCACGTAGTAATATAGAGGACCAGGCATCCATTTTCCAGAAACCCAATATCCTTCAATACATTTTCTTTTCTCACCTGCCCAAAATGTAATACGATCATAGTATTCCAATTCAGGGTGGTAATTTGGAACTTCCTTTAATCTAAAATTTGAATTTTCTATTAACATAATTATATTTCGTCTGAATCAGATAATGATGAAATTGATTTTCCTTTTTTAGTTGTTTTTTCTTCTTCGTATTCTTTTTTAATTTTAGAATAATCATTAAATAACTTTGCAGTATTTGCAAGAATTTTATCTAACTTTTCAAGATTACTTACATCTCCATCAACTAAATTTTTTGTGTATAATTCTTTTAATGTTTTATCTCGCATAATCATTAACTCATTCCAATTTTGAAGAGCTTTTTCAGCAGTTGATAATACTAAATCACGATATGCATTTTTATGCGTTTCGTAATCTTCCCATTTAAATGTTTTATCTTTTAGCCAGTTGTTTTTTACAGATAACTCTTTATTTGGATCGTTATACAAATTAGATTCAGGATTCATCACAAGATAAATTGCCCACATTATTTTTGAACTTTTTTCTTTATCTTTTGATTTATCACATGTATATAAATCATTAAATAATTCATGGATGATTATCCCAGGAAATTCTTTCCAAAAATTATTTTCTAAGTTTGCTGCCATTTTTATATTCGTTTTTTCTTTTTATAGCATATTCATTTGGAACAATTTTACCAAAACCTGCTATTGATATTACTTTACCATCTTCAACTTTAAATTCATTTGTTTCTTTATCATTAAACGAATCTACAATTTCATTTCGAATAGTTCTACAATATAAAACAAAAATCTCATTTGCATGAGATTTTGTTATACCATGTTTTTTAGCAACCTCCTCTATAATTTCTTGCTGTCTTGTCATTGTTGAGGAGGTGCTATTGTAAAATCAAATTGTTCTTCTTCCTTGTAGTTTTCTGGTCTACCAGCAGGAATCTCAGTTGATTTTACAGGTTCTACTATATTTTCTTTAACTTCCAAAACTTTAGTTTGAGGATTTTCTATTGGTGCAAGTGTTTTATTTAAACGTACTTCAATTTTAAATCCTTCTTCATCAGGTCTGAATAATAAATCTTGATGTAGTATACCTATCTCATCAAGAATAGCTGTGCCCATGAATTTCTTTTTTTTCAATCTAGCAATTAATCCATTAAAAGTTTTTTCTTCAATCTGTAATACTTCACGCATCTCTTTACGTATTTCTGTACTAAGAATAAATTTAGCTCTTTTATCTGAAGGTAATGCTATATATTCATGATTTAATTTTATTATTTCTGCCAAGACATCTAATTCCTGCCCTGTCAATCCTGTAATAAAATTTAACACAGCCAATATCTGACGATAAATTTTATTATCGTTAGAAGGTATTGGTATGAGTTTAGTAACCATGTTATTTTTCTTTTGTTGTTTCAAGTGCTTCTTTTTGTAACTTCTCATCAGTGTTTAATAACTTACCTAAGTGATCCCAGGTAAGAATTGCACTTTGTGTCATTTGTGCTAACACAGCAATTACAACATGATACTCCATGTTTTTAGCATCAATGTTATTTGGTCTTTGGTATCTAAACTGCTGAATAGTTCTTTCAGGATACGCAGGTTCTTTTACTATAATATCAAAAGTCCATCCTTTGAATTCTTCTGTTTCTACTGGTTGTGATTTGTATTTAAACATTAAACCAGATTCTGCCGATGATGTTGTTGCATCAATAAATACTTGTGCTAAGATTTCTTTAGCAACTTTTAGTTTTTCTGCTGTTCCCATTTTTGTTGTATAAAAAGTTATACTGAAAATCTCCCAATAATCAGTAGTTAATGCGAATTAAATTGTAAATATTTCCATATTTAATTTATATCTTCCTCGTTGTCCTTCAGGTATGATAAGTTTTCGTTCTTTTAAAGATGCAATATGCTTTGCCAAACTAGGAGTGGATATTTGTAATTTCCTCATTATTTCATCTTTGTTTACAGAATCAGAATGCCAAATATTCTTTTCAGTATCTGATTGTTGTATAATATGAAACAATACATGAAATGATGTATCCTTTGCTTTCAAAAGTAAACTGTCTTTAATATCTACGTAAACTGTTATCATTTGTCTTTTTTTTCTGAAATATCTGTTCATCATTGGAGCAAATATATATAAATTATATTACAAATATACAAAAACAATTTAAATAAAAAATAAATATACTTTTTTTATATAAAAATATTGCAAGTGTAAAAATTTTATACTACCTTCGTGCGAGTATAGTTAACAAGATAATTAATCATTAGTTATTGAGTTAATAGAATATCAATAAATAAGTTTTAAATATTCTATTGGTACTATATACGTGTAAAGAAAATAGAAAAATCTTTACATGAAAAAACAACGTGTAAAGAAAAACAAATAATTTTTATATGAAAAATAATGTAATTGACTGGGCAAGTAAAAAAAATCTTATTAAAAAAGAAAATTCAACAGTTCAAGTTTTTAAATTGATTGAAGAATCAAGTGAAATATTTAAAGCATATCTTAGTAATAATGTAGATGAAATTAAAGATGGTATTGGAGATACTCAAGTTGTTCTATATATTCTATTTGCTCAATTAGAAATGACAGATGAAATTTTACCATTTCAATTTAAACAAAAAGATATTGAATCTAATTTATTTGAATTTAATAGAGCAATCTCAAATGTAATCTTTTCTTATAAGTATATCTATAATCAAGAAAAGGTTTCAGTATCCTCAGTTAATGTAGCACTTGGATATTTAAAAAATATTGCTAACTTTTATGGATCAACATTAGAGGATTGCTTAGAGTTAGCTTGGAATGAAATTAAAGATAGAAAAGGTAAAACAATAAATGGAACATTCATTAAAAATAAATAGTATGGAAAAAAAATGTTTATTAGGCATTGGTGGTGTATTAACACAAAACAAATTTTATAGAATATTAGATCAAACAGATAAAGAGTACCAGGTTTTAAATGATAGAAAAGCAAAATGGTTTTATCCAAAGAATCTATTTGAAAATGATTATTATAAAGCTGAAGTAGAACGTACAGATGTAATTTCTAATGAAGGAAATGTAGTAGGATCTAAACCAGTAGTTAACTATGAGTATTTAACAAAGGAAGAAGTGAAAGCTTTATTTGATCCTACTCAAATTGTTAATAGTAAACCAAAAGTTATTGTACAAAACAAAACTGAAGAATTGGATACACCAAAACATTACGACAATAGCAAAGGTACACTTTACAAAATTGCACAGGAAAGAGGTTGGAATCCATATCTATTTGATATTGTAAAAAGATTGGAACGTGCAGAGAAAAAAGGTGAGTTCGATACAGACTTAGATAAATCAATTAATGTAATTAAACTTTGGAAATCAGAAAGAAATGGGAAATAAAATAGAATTAATTGGACATTATGGTTCAGATGAAGTTCACGCATTATCAGCGTGGACTTCTACAAGCAGAGATTTAACAGATAGCAAAATTGAAAGAATCCCTGATCTATTAAAAATGTTAGCTACAGAAGGACATCATACTCCTTTTGAAAAAAGTACATTGCATTTCCTGGTAACTGTGGAACAAGCAAGTCATATTCATTTGTTAAAACATAGAATAGGTGTAGCAATCAATGGAGAATCTGCAAGGTACAAAGAATTGAAAGAAGATAAAATGTATCTACCTCACGATTGGTTAAAATCATCAGATGAAAAAGTAGTTGAATGGTTTCATAGATTAGAAGCTGCAACTGAAGCTGCAAATTCATTGTATCATAAATGCTTAGAAGATTTAACTCCTGTACTTGGTAGAAAACGTGCAAAAGAATCTGCAAGGTTTTTTAAAACATTTAACTCTCAAATAACTATGGATGTAATGTTTAATTGGCGAAGCTTTTATCATTTCCAAAAGTTAAGAAACTCTGAACATGCTCAACTTGAAATCAGAGAGATTGCTGAAGTAATGTTAAACTTGGTTAAGTCAATTGATGGAAATCCTTTTGAACATACAATTAAAGCGTTTGAACTATGAAAAAATTACTAACAATCTTAGGAGTGGCATTTGGTTTAAGTGCTGCTATCTACTTTACTACACATTTTGATAAGATTGCTGCATCATCTGGAATTGGTTTTACTTTGTTAATGATCACTTTTGGAATTGGTATAGCATTAGTTTTTTATTTACAATTTTTAAAAGATGGAAAATCTACCAATAGAAAATAAAGAAAACGAGTTTGATGGATTAGTGGTATTCCCACTAACTCCACAACAAGCTGATTTATGGAACTCAGCAATTGAAGAATCAGAAAACAAATTTAAAAACAATGCTATTTCTGATAGCGAATTTGTTGACTTCAGTATTGTCAACGATTAAATAATTTATAAATGGAAGCAATAAACTTTAAACCAATTGGTACGCAGGTAATCATTAAACTGAAGCCAGTAGAAAATATGACAGAAAGTGGAATCATTATTCCTGATAGTATTAAAGATGCACCTTTGACAGGTACAATCGTTGCTGTTGGTCCAGGTACAAAAAATCATCCAATGGAAACAAATGTTGGTGATATTGTAATGTTTGGACAATATAGTGGATTTGATGTAGAAATAGAAGGAGAGAAATATATTAAGCAAATAGAACAAAATGTATTAGGTATTCTTGGTAGAGAAGAATAATTGTTTATATTTGCATACGTTGTTTATATCACTTCTTTCAGTGAAAGGTCTTGCCAGGCTTTATTTTATGATTTAAGTTAACCCATTGGATTCGTTCAGTGGGTTTTCTTTTGCAATTAATTATCATATTTTCTATTTACATATTACCTAACTATTGTACCATTAGAATATCTACAAATTAATTTAAATAAAATTGTTAAAACATTTGGAATTGTCATTTCTTTTACAGGTCTAGTATCATAAAAGTGATACCTTTAGTATCACAAAAGTGATACATGTAATATACCTTTTGTGATACACTTGTTTCACTGAATGTTATACTAACGAAAACACTTAACCAATTGATAAACTGCATCTTATCCAAAGTTAGTATCACTTTTATTACACTAATTTTCCTATATAGGTAAACCTATTTATAGGTATACATATAGTATTTACGTTATGTATATCATCAATAGATAAGTTTACACCGCTATGCTACGCATACATAAAAGCGAAACACTATGTACAGAAAATTATATTTTTATATTTTTTTATATTTTTTTATATCGTTGAGAATGCACAAGTGGTTACCACCTAAACAAACAACCCCTACTAAATTTTGGCGGTTGGGATATTCCCCCGTCAAACTAAAAACAAAGTCAAATGAAAACGAGTTTATTTTCTGCACTAAAAGATCTTGGAGTAAAATCCTTTGGTGCGCCATTGTACGCAGAATCTTCAATCATCGGAACACTTCTTCCAGGTGAATATCAATTCAATGAGGTGTATAACCAAATCGAGTTGGAGGAAAACGGAGAGATGATCTACTTGCCAGTGCGAAGAAGCAAGTTAGAGGAAGGTATGGACAACGATGCGAAGTTAACAGTTGCGATGTTCACTGCGACTCGAGATGAGTCTGGTATTTTTCAAGGTAAAGACTGGTCTGTCACCAAAGGTGAACAAAAAGTGTTCGTCTACTAAGTCTTAGACACCCATTTGGGTGTCTTTTAGTAACTCCAAGTATTAGATAGAACTCACATAATTACAATACAAAACATATGTATAAAATAGTATACAAATGTTATACTAAATTATTGTAATGTGTTGATGTTCAAGTGGTTGATAGGTCACTATCACCTTATTTGATACATTTGATGTATTAAAATAAAAGAATGTACTTAAAAATTAAGGCATTTATATAAACTTAAAACTAAAAAAATGAAAGCAATTAGATTTGGTAAATTAAAAAATGCTACTATAGAACAGTTAGAGACAATGCTTGTAGTAGCTAAAAGAAATAAACTTAAAGAAGAAGTTAAAATTCTACAAGCTACTAATCCTGAGTTAATTGATTACATCAAAGAATTAGGTGTAATTGAATCTTATAGCTCTTTAGAGAGTGCATATTAACATTAATAAGCAGGTGAAATTCCTGCTTTTATATATTATTAACTGAAAATTAAAACAAAAAATTATGAAAGTATTAGTAAATGAATGCTACGGTGGTTATGGTATCAGCTTAGAAGCTGAAGAATTATACCTTAAAAAAAAGAAAATTTCTTATGAGTTGCTTGAAGAATCATATGGTAGAGGACTATATGAAATAGATGGTGAGGATGAGGAAACTTACCTAGAGTTATCAAGAACTGATGAAGTTCTTGTTCAAGTGGTAGAAGAGATTGGTTCTGAAAGAGCATCAGGTCCACATGCTCAATTAGCAATAGTTGAAGTACCTGATGGTTGTCAATATGACATACACGAGTATGATGGTGCTGAATATATCAATAGTACTTGGATTACAATTACTATTGATGAGTTAAAGAATGGTCTATCAGGTGATAGATTAGAGTTGGCTCAAAAAGTTTCTTGCATCAGAGTGGTGTAAGAAACTTAAAATTTAAACCTTAAAATAATAATAAAATGAAAACAATTAATTATACAATGTCTATTAGTCTAGGACTAATAATATTAATGTTTGTAGAAGGATGTTTTACTCTTGGTAATGCATTCTTAATAAGTAATTATGGAGTAATGTCTTGTATAATACAAGCAATACTTATAACATTTACGGTTAGTTTATCAAGTATGATATGCAACAAAGAATTAATAAATAAATAAAGATATGCAAAGACAAACATTTTTTGGAATTCTATTCTTATTGATAATAATCTTATTGATAGGAATAGAATATTTATCCACTTTAAAAGTGGTTAAACAAACATATGAAATGTATCCACCAATAGACTATAACACATCTGCAATTAATGACACAGCAGTAGACTATGACTATTATGATACATTAATAAGAACAAATATTAACTTTTAAATAAATACAATGGCAATTAAAGAAAAATCAAAAGTAAATCCAGCTGTTATTCAAGCTGAAATCAATGCATTACATACAAAAGTAAACATTGATTATTCTGTTTTTGTTAAAACAGAAGTAGAAAAAGATATGTTAAAACATATGAAGAAACTTTATAAATCAAATAACAAGTAAGTGAAAACAACAAAATCATTCGTTATTCTAGTGGATCTAGGGTATCGAATTGCAAGAGTACGCACAGTTGCTCACAATAATGCTCATGCATTATTAAAAGTTTACAATAGATATGTAAACAAACAAATTGATTTTAGTAAATACAATCCCTTAAAACCTGTATTATGTCAATAGAAAACTTAATCAAAGAAAGAACTTTAATTGTATCAGATACTAAGAGTTCTATTTCACGTATTGCTCAATCATTTAAATTTGATGCTATTCGTGATTATAACAATGCATTTAACAAATTACATGATCGTGATATTAACGAAAATGAATTTGATGCTCTTTTGGAGCTCACTAATGCACAATTAGATGCTGAGACATCTATTCTATCATTGAGAGCAGAGATACGCTCTCAAATCTAAAATTTAAGGTATGTTTCTTTGATCGGAATCATACCTACATCGAATAAGGTTTATTGACTTTTACCTTGTTCATGAATATATGTAACCATTTGTTAATCAGATGGTTACTATATATTCTATTAACACAAAATCCTTAAAATTAAAATATATGCAAAATGATCCAATAAAAGAATTTACCAGAGTATTATTCTGGACATCACTAATCTTAATAGCTTTAGCTTTTACATTTATAATCTTATTTAAACATTAATATGAAAACATTTCACATAGTATATTTCGATAAAAATGAAATACTTTATTCAAAAGGTATTAACATTGATGCTTCTTCAATGCAAGAAGCGTTAACATTGTTTTATTTACAACATATAGATGCTGATGTATTCTGTTGTATAAACAAAACAATTGAACCAATTAGAACAAAACATTAAACCCATTATTTTAAGGGGAAACAATAAGGGATACAGTTAAAATACTGTATCCTAAGTTGTGATTATCAAGAATTATTTGCTGTAAAGCATAATTATAAAATACATCATCAAGCTCGAAATGATGTATTAGATTTTACAATACAATATCAATGACCAAAAATAATAATAGTGTCAATAGAATATTCTATAATAAATCTGTCTCAGAGCATAAAAACAAAAATTAATTATTTAACATTTTAAAAACAAAAATTATGAACGCAATTACAAAAACAGTAGCAGAATTAGTAAAAGGAGAATTATTATTAGTTAACGCTAAAAAAGTAGGAGGAAATAAAGTGCAATTAGAATTTGCTCAAATAGTTGAAACAGGTGAATCAAGACCTCAATCAATTTTATCATTATTAAATGCATCTGATGATAGATTTAATACTTCATCAAGTGCAAGTCGTGCTTGGATTTCAGGTGAAGCAGTTGATATTGAAAGAAACTTTGGTTTAGATCTATCTTCATTAGAAAACGAAGGAGATATGATTGAATTCAACTTATTGAATCCTCGTATTGTTGGTATGGAAAACATTCCATTAAACATTCAGATTACTGAAACAACAAAAGGTAGCAAATACCAAATTGAGAACATCGAAAAATCAGCTAAAAGAGCAGGTAAAGATGGAGATTATATTACAACTAAAGATGGAGAATTTATTTTCCGTAATGCAACAGTTGTAACAGGTGAACCTTCTCATGTTATCTTCAAAGAAACATTAAGAAATACACCATCTTTAACATCTGAAATTGCTGATGTTTTAGGTAAATAATTATTTAAAAAGGTTGGTAAACAATAGTTTATCAACCTTTTTCATTTAATTATTATATTTAAAAATAACCTTAAAATTAAAAAAATGGAAAACACAAATGAAAAAAATTACAACTGGATAAAAAATAATGTTAAACCAGAAGTAGAATATGAACTTAAATATACTATTAGATTTTTTGGAATACCATTAAATACAATAGTATTTGATCAAACATTTGATAGATTTGATAAAAAACTTACAGATTTTCCTAATTTATCATTTACTACTATTAATGATTCAGAAGATTGGAAAATATTAAAAAAAAATATAATAATACCTCATTCAGAATTAAAAAAAGAAGAAAAAATGAAAATTCAAAAATTAAGTAGAGCAGGTTTAAAAGAAATACATTCAATAGCTTGTTCAGAATGGAAAAATACCTTAGAAGAATGGGGTAAAAACAATCCATTAGAAGATTATATTGAATTAACTGAATCAAAAGTTGATAATATGTTTAAATCTTGTACATCAGAACAACTACCAATTGTATCTAAATATCTTAAACAAAGTTATAATATTGATTTATCTATGATTAATGATCATATAAAAATTAATGGATGTGATCTTATTTCTACAAGAGTAGGTGGTGAATATAAAAATATATCATTTTGGTTAGATACGTGTAGTTATAACTGGGAAATTAAAGTAGATGATTTAGGTCAAACATGTTTAATACCTACTATAAAAGAATTATGAAAATAAAAATATCTACAAGATTAGTATTAATATTTAGAGAAAAAGTTATAAAGCTTCCAATATCTTATAGAGGTTATCTTCAATGTAAGAATGAAAAGAAAATGTGGGATAAGTATAAACACACAAACTTTTTAGGAACTTTAATATATGAAAGATTTGGTATTATAATAATGAAAAAATATACATCTATCAATAGAATTCCTGAATATGTTGTACACAAAATCAAGAATATAATACCTGAGTTTGATATACCTAATTGTGATTTATATAATTATAAGAACTGGGGTGTAAATGACAGCTTAGATTATGTTTTAATTGATTATGGTATAAATGAAAAAATATCTAAAATGTATGATAAAAAAAGTTACAAGAAAAACATTAAAAATCACTGAATCTGGTAGGTCCAGTGATTTTATGACACCAAGTTTTATTTTTGGTTGTGGCTTTGAATGTACATATTGTTATTGCAAACGTCATGTTAATGAAGATATAACAATTGCTAAAAATACAGGAGATATTCTTACAACTATAAATAATCATGCTTATTTTACAAATGTAAAAAAACCTAATCAAACACATTCTGAATATATTACATATGATATAGGTTGTAATTCCGACATGGCATTACATCTTAAACATTGGGATTGGGAAGAAACATTTAACTTTTTTAAGCAACATCCTATAGCCATGGGTACATTTGCTACTAAATATGTAAATCCAAAACTTCTTGAATATAATCCAGAAGAAAAAATTAGAATTAGATTTAGCTTAATGCCACAAACATTTGCTGATTTATTAGAACCTAATACATCTAAAATAATTGATAGAATTAAAGCTATTGATGCATTTATAGATGCTGGATATGATGTTCATATTAACTTTAGTCCTGTAATAGTTACAAGTAATTGGTTAGAAGAATATGAAAATCTATTTCATATGATAAATGATTATGTAAGTTATAAAGACATTGTTAAAGCTGAAGTTATATTTCTTACTCACAATGAAAATAAACATATTTACAATGTACTTAATAATCTTCCAGGAGAAAGTGAATATTTATGGGTTCCTACAATACAAGAAAATAAAATATCACAACATGGTGGTAAAAACATTAGATATAAACATCATTTAAAAAATGATTTTATAAATTCTTTTACTAAGTTACATAATAAAATAATACCTTGGAATACAATACGTTATATATTTTAAATAATAAAATAAATTAAAACTATGAAAAAATTATTAGCAATTGCATTATTTGCAATAATTGCATTAAGTTGCAAAAAAGATGAAATTACACCAAACAAAAAAAATGAAGTTTGTAATTGTGGATTAATACTAAGTGATAATGTAATGGATTACTCTGTAGTAATAAGAAATTCTTGTTCAGGTAATGAACAAACATTTTATCTTCAACAAGGAGATTGGATGAATGCACATCCTGGTGATAATTATTGTATTACAAATGTTTCAAATTGGTAAATAAAACCATAGAAATAAATACATATGGAAAAATACATATTAATTGTACATGGAAATGGAGAAGGATATTCTGATCCAGCAATAGAAATATTTAATTCTAAAAATTCAGCAATAATTATAGCTGAAACAATTTGTAAACATTGGATTCCATTTGATTCTAATAATTTAAAAGAAGAAAAATATTTTGAATTAAAAACCTGGGTATATGAATATTCAAATGATGAAAACGATTATGTTGTAAAAATTATTAAAGTAGATTATTTCAAAAATTATTTAATTTCAATGGATTGCTCTTACTCAAATGAAATAGCAATAAAAGAATTTAATAAAAAAAATTTAGATGATGAAGTAAAACATTATAATTTTTTACAAGAAGAATTAAATGAATATGAATTTAATAAAAATTATACTACTTTTGGTGGTCATATTGACGAAGATTCTACTTACATACATCTGCAAATAGTTTAAAAATGGAAAAAGTTTACCTATCAAAAAAACCAAATACAACTGTTCCTAAAGTTTTTAAAAACAAAGATTTAAGTCGATTAGACAGACTTAAATCTGAAACTAAAGAAGAAATAATTCAAGTAGATTATAATGCTACAGAAGAATTAGAAATAATTGAAAGAGACGATACAATTATTCTTGTAGATGATTATGGTAATGAATTAGTTTTTGATTTACTTATTGTTTCTGATAATAAAGAATTTACCCTTTTGTCAATAGAATATCTAAACATTCGTCTTGAACAGATTGACATTTCAAAAAACTTAAAAGATCAAATAAAAAAATTAGCTCAAAATATTGTCGAAACAAAAAATCAACAAATTGAAGATTTTGATGAAGATTTTGATAATTTTTATTATGAAGATTAAACATTAATATTGAGAACGTAGCAACACTATATTTATGAATATAGGTTAGTCTACTCAGTACCAATATTAATATTTTGTGCAGTAAGGAAAAAGTTCTGGAAGCCTTACATTAGTTAATTCCAGGTTGTTTACTTATTCTGCTGGGCTTTACCAGAATCAGGTTAAGAAGAACTTATAAACAAGCACAAAATATTTCTATAACAATATAAAACGAACAAGATATGGAAGAGGAATATTTTACAGTTTGGGTTGGTGGTTTTGAAGTTAATAATTACTACCTAACAAAAAGTGATGCTGAAGATTTAGCATTTAGTTATAAAGATGATGACTACGATGATGTAGTTATTGAGAAAGTTGAACAATAATTAGAAAAGACATGGCAAAGATATTCGCAGCACCAAGTTCAATTGCAGTTCCTCAATGGAAATTTGGAAATACACATGGGGAAAATATGGCAGAGCAAAAAGCATATTTGGATCAACTAAAAGATATATTGACTAAACATAAACCAACACAAAAACTTGTGGGCGAGATTATTCGCTTTCCAGTTGCAGATGGCTATGCTCAATATATGGTTGCTAGTACGACACCTTTAGAGTTGGTTCATATACCTTTAGGCGATGCGTGGGATTACCAATATGCCCACAGACTTACAAAGAAAGATGTCGAAGAAAAAATTAAAAACCAAAGAGAATGGGCAGCTAAACTATCACAGGCTCGTAAGAGATAGTAGTACAATGTAGTATACTTTGGTTTTTTAGTCAGGTGGTGGAATTGGTAGACGCTATTGCATGGTAACAAGAGTTTGGTACGACCTGTCAAATTAGTTGAAATGTACTAAGTGGTAGAGGCAACGTAAATGAATCCAAACATACAGGTTCGAATCCTGTCCTGACTGCTAACTTTAAACAATTAAAATTTCATTATGTTTTTAAAAATTACATTTATTATGCTATTTATAGCATTTATTGCCTATTGTGCAAACATTTTAAGTTATTCAAACAAAAATTATGAAGAAAAAGAAGAAAATTGGAAAAGCAATCAAACACCTTGGAATAGTAAACATAGAAACATTATTCTATGTAGAACATTTGGAAAAACAATGATTCGTAAACAAAGATTTTTCAGAAAAATACAAAAAGATCATATCAAAGCTTTAAGTAGTAATAATTATTATAAATATGAAGAAGATGGATGCTAGTTTAGAAATTGGAGATATTGTGTTGTGCATTGATTCTAGCATTAAACCAGGTATGGAAAGCTTTGTAAATGAAGCTTTCTTAAACTGGGTTAAAGAAGGAAAAGAATATACAATACGAGGATTTGCTGATAACGATGGAATTGTTACAGGAATATGGCTTGAAGAAATAATTAATTTTCCAATTTATCAACCATTATTATGTAGAGAACAAGAACCTGCATTTAGAATAAATCGTTTTGTAAAACAAGCAAAGCAATCTATTTCTGCTGAAATAGAAGAAACTGAATTAGTAGAAATTGAACAATTTTTAAATTAAAAATCAATAGAAAATATGAAAGTAATATATGATATTGAAACACTTGTAAATTGTCATACATATTGCGATATTGATCCTACAACTCTTAAAAAATCTGAATTTGTTATTCATGAAGATAGAAATGATTTTCCTGAATATTTAAGTCATTTAAAAAAATTAACTGGTCAAATAGGTTTTAACAATTTAGGATTTGATGGTCAAGTAATTCATTATATTCTATTAAATCAAAATAAATTTCTTGAATTAACCTGGTTAGGAAATGGTGAAATGATTGCAAATGAGATTTATCAATTTGCTCAAAAAACTATTCAAACAATAAATGCAGGTGGATGGGCAACATATCCAGAATGGAAATTATTAATACCTCAACTTGATTTATTTAAAATTTGGCATTTTGATAACCAAGCAAGAATGACATCATTGAAATGGATTGAATATATGTTAGATTTACCAGATATTCAAGAAATGCCAATTCATCATTCTGAACAAGTTAATTTAAAACAAATTGAAGAATTAATTTTACCTTATAATCATCATGATGTTTTTGCAACTCATGAATTTTATAAAATAACAAAAGGTGAAACTGATAATCCTTTGTATAAAGGAACAGATAAAATTCAATTAAGATTAAATATTCAGAAAGAATTTGGAATTAAATGTTTAAATTACAACGATGTAAAAATAGGTGATGAAATCAATAAAATATCTTATTGTACATTAACTGGAATTGATAAAAAAGAATTACCAAAACCAAGTTATGAATCTAAAAAAATGTTTTTTAAAGATTGCTTTCCTGAATATACATATTTTGAAACAGAAAAATTTAAATTATTTGCAGAGCAAATTGGAAAAATTGAAATTGATTTAGCAAAAAAACAAAGTTTTAAGTTTGAGCATAATGGAACAATTTATACAATTGCTAAAGGTGGAATTCATTCTGAAGATAAACCAAGGATTATTATTCCTAATGAAAATCAAGAACTTAGAGATGCTGATATTGGATCACAATATCCAAATGCAATTAGAAAAAGAAAATTATTTCCTCCTCATTTAGGAGAGCAATGGTTAAATGGATATGTTGGAATTATTCAAAAAAGACTTGATGCAAAAAAGAAATACAAAGAAACAAAAGATCGTAAATACAACGCTATACAAGAAGCATATAAGCTTTCTCTTAATGGTGGTGGATATGGTAAGTTAGGTGAAGAAAACAATTGGCAATATGGTCCATATGCAATGATGACTGTAACAATTGGAAATCAAATTGAAATATTAATGTTAGTTGAAATGCTTGAATTAAGAGGTATTCATATTATTTCTGCTAACACAGATGGTATCGTTTGTCTATTTGATAAATCATTGAATGATATATACTATGAAACATGTAAAAAATGGGAAGTAATAGTTGGTAATTCTGATTTAGGTCAATTAGAATATGTTGATTATAAATTATTTGCACAAACATCTGTAAATGATTATATTGCTATTAAAACTGATGGAGAAGTAAAAACAAAAGGTGATTTTGTATCCGATTTTGAATTACATAAAAACAAATCAGCAAGAATAGTTCCATTAGCACTTCAAAATTATTTTGTAAATAATGTGCCAATAGAAAATACAATAATGAATCATCAAAATATTTACGATTTCTGTTTAGGTGCTAAATCAATTGGTAAAAACAAACTTGTTTCTTTTAATAAACAAACTCAAGAAGAAATTGATTTACAAAAAATTAATAGATATTATATTTCAAATAATGGTATACATTTATTAAAAAGATTACCAAAATTAGAATCAAAAACACCAAGTATGCAAATGAATATATTTGGAGATATTGATGATGGTACAAGAGAATCAAGAGTTGAAGCAGATAGTTTACAAACAATTTTCAATACTTACATTGAAAAATTATTTAGTCAATATGATATTAATTATCAATATTATATTGACAGATGCAATAAAATATTAACTAAAATTATTAAATAATGAATGTTTTAAAAGGAGACTTAATAAAAATTAAACAACACCCAATTTCAACAAGTCCATATTCAGATTCATCTTGGTGTGATAATGGTATGGATAAATACAAAGGACAATGTGTAATTGTTGATGATGTATTTAGTGATGGAACTTTTATAATTAAAGGAGAAAATTATATGTTTCATACTACTTATATTGATAATAATTTAGGAAATTCAATAGAATTTTTAAATTATAAATTGCAAACTTATCAAGAAGGAAAATATGTAATGGATGTTTTTAACAATAATAAAATTGTTAAATTAGATAGTAGACCTGCATATAAAATTGATTTATTTGGTATTGTAGAAGGTATATTTAGTAGTGATATATGTTTATGGAATGCACAATCATTATACATTGCTTTTGTAATAGATAAATTTGATTTATTTAATGAAATTAAAATACATTATCCAATTGGAACACAATTTAGAGTTGTGCATAAACCAACAATTATTCTTGAAGTTACATCTCATGATATAGATGAAGATACTTTTATTGAAAACGGTGGTTTATATGTAAATCTATTTGCCGAACATATAGAAGGAGACAAAGACGATGATTGCGATGGAGGAGCTGTTTATTTTAATGGAAAATGGGCAGAAATTGTAAAATATAATGAAAATAATTCAGAATGGAAATACAAAGGAAATATTTTATCATTAACACCTACAAAAGATAATTTTTCTATTATTAATAAAAAATATGTTATTATAAATGTTAGTGAAAATGATATTATAGAAAAAAGATATGAAATTGGAGATATTGTAGAATGTATTGAAGATTTTGATCTTGTACCAATGGTTAAAGTATTAAGAAAATCAAAAAACCAAGAAGAATCTATTGCAATGTATCAATTAGCAGATTTACCAACAGAAAATGATTCATCTGAAATAAAAGATTTGATTTTAAAAGATGATTTTTATGTATCCAATTCTATGATAATATGTGGAGATTGGAATGAAAATAATGAATTGTTAATTATGTATAATGAAAATAATATAAATTTTAGCAAAAAAGAAATAAAAAAAATTTATAATCATTTACACAAATTATTATTTCAAAAATACAATTAAATAAATCAATAAATATGAACAAATGGTTTTTAGTAAAAGTTCGCTACACTAAGCAATTAGACAATGGAACTTTTAAAAAGGTTACTGAACCTTATTTACTTGCAGCAATGACTTTTAGTGATGCTGAGACAAGAATTTACGAAGAATTAGGAGATACAATTCGTGGAGAATTTTCAATTACTGCAATTGCAATATTTGATATTCATGATATTTTCTATTATCAAGAATCCGATGTATGGTATATTGGTAAAATTGAATTTGATGGATCTATAGATGGAGAAAGCAACAAGAAAACTCGTCAAAGTTTCTTATTGACAGCAACATCAGTAGCAGATGCAACTGTTAAATTAAAAGAATCATTATCAGGATTAATGGTTGATTTTAATATTACAGGTGTAGCAGTTTCTCCAATTGTTGAAGTTTTTCCTTACAAACAAGAAGAAGAAAATTAATTAAATGTTTAATCAAAAGTGCGAGATATTTCGATATTCTCGCACTTTTTAATTTTAAAAAGTATGGGAGCAAGTTGGTTTCAAAATAGCACAAAAGCAAAGTCAATGCAAGATGCATATAGTCACTTAGTAAAATGTGCAGATGAAGAATATGGTCATCAAGAAGGTTATTCTGGACAAATTAATTGTTCAGCAGGATTTACAGATGTAACTTCTAAATGGAAAGAAAGTAAATTACAGATTCAAAAATTTATTGATAAGGTTTCTAATGATATGGGAAAGCATCATGGTGCTTGGGGTGTTTGTTTAACTGAACCTGTTAAAAACTCAAATAAAATTAAATCTGTTGTTGATCATTCTGTATTTAAAGGAACACGTAAATGGGAATTAGTTTATATTGCTGAATCTTATTTTAACTATTGGAATAGTAAACCTTTCTTAAACAAAGCAGATGCTGTAAAAGAAGCAAGAGCTTATACTGAAAAAACTGGAGATGCTACTGTTGTAAAAATAGAAAGAAGATTATCTAAAGATTCAGGAAGCACAACTGTAGCAAAAATTACTTATAAATCAAGTACAAAAGAAGCACCTGGTCATTATGTGTTTTTTGGGTACGCAAGTTATTAATTATGGATATAATATCTAAACAACAAGTGTTAGATTTAATTGATTCGGAGTTAAAAAATTACAATATGAAACAAAGAATTATATTAAGTCAAATAAAACACAAAATATTAGAAATTCGACCTATTATTACACCAATGCAAAATCCAAATGGTGAATATGGAATAGAATTTGAAATTTTTAAAATGCAATTTAAAAGATGAAAAAAATATTTACAATACTTATATTGCTTTTTTCATTTAATAGTCTTACACAGGCTAGAATTGGCTACACAACAAATGAAATTGTTGATGAATTTAAAAACAATAAATTAGAAACAGGTTATCCTGACAATAATTGGATTAGTGTAAGTTTACCAATTTGTACAGCAATGTACATATTTGATGAAAACAATGTTTGTTTTTCAACCATTATATTTCCGAATGAAAAAACAGATCTTCAATATTTTATAAATAAATATAATGAAGAATATAATAAATTAAATTCAGATAAATGGGTTCAAGTAAATAATGGTTATAATTTATACGTTGATTTACTTTTTGATAAGGATAATCAATTATTTTATTTTTTATGGTATAAATAGAAACAATGGATAAAAGATTTATTATACAAAAAGAAGCAACAGAAGCAATTACAGCAAATCGTTTTGTTGGTTTAATTCATATTAGTCCCAGAGTGGGCAAAACAAAATTAACAATTGATGCTTTAAATACAGTATCGAAAGAAATTCAAGTTCTTATTGTCGCTCCTTTAATTCCAATTTTTGATTCTTGGAAAAAAGAACAACTAAAATGGAAATTAAATGACAATATAAAAGTTACTTATTGTTGGTCAAATGGATTAAAAAAGATTAAACAAAAATTTGATTTAATAATTGCTGATGAAATTCACAGTTATAATAAATACGTTTTATTAGAACTAAAAAAACACCAGTTATATGGTTGTAGAGTTTTAGGATTATCAGGAACATTAAATGAAGAATGTGAGTCTACAATAAAATCAATATTGAAAATCAATAAGTTATATGATTATTCTTTTGAAGAAGCTGTAAATGATGGTATAATTGCAGATTATGAAATTATTTGCGTAGGTTGCCAATTGGATAACGTAAGTAACCATATCCAGGCAGGAAACCCTAAAAAACCATTTTTTCAAACTGAATTACAAGCATATAAATACTGGGATTCTAAATTTAGCGAAGCAATTGAAAACGATGAATTTTATAAAATAAAAAACATTGTATCAAAACGAACTCAATTAATTTATGAATCATTAGCTAAGTTAAATAAAACAAAAGAGCTAATAGAAAATATGGATAGAGTGCTCGTGTTTACAGGTAGATCTTCTATTGCTGATCAAGTTGGAGAAGCATCTTATCATAGTGCATCTGATAAAAAATCATTGTCAAAATTTGCAAATGAAGAAATAAATAAACTTTCTGTAATATCAATGATTTCAATGGGAATAACTATTCCTAATTTAAAATTAGCAGTATTTAATCAAGTAAAAAGTGTAGAAGCATTATTTATACAACAAGCATTAAGAACAATGAATCTTGAAGATACTAAAAAAGCAACAATTTATGTTGTTTATTTAAAAAATACACAAGATGAAATTTGGTTACATTCTGCAATTGCAGGTTTTAATCCTTTAAAAATTAAGTTTATATGAAATTAGAAATTGATGAACAAGTTCTTTTAAAACATAATCTTACTGCTTCTCAATTTATTATTTTACATGGTTTATACTATAATAATTTAATTTGGATAAAATCATTATTTACAAAAGAATCTGCTCTTAAAATTAGAAATACATTAGTTGGAACAGATTATATACTAAGTGATGATTCAACAAGTTTATCCCATACTGCAATTAGTAAGCATAATATTGGTAAATTATTAGGTGTAAAAGGTGATAATATTAATTTTTGGGAATGGTATCAAGTATATCCTGTAAAAGTTGGAACTCGTGTGCTTAGAGCTTCTACTAACACAGCTGTAATTGCTGAAAAACATAAGATTAAATACTTGAAAAAAGTTAAAACAGAAGAACAACACCAAAAAGCAATTGCATCAACTGAAAATTTTATTGCAATTCAAAAACAAGCAGGTAAATTAAATTTTTTACCAAATATTGAAACAGTTTTAAACAATGCTTTATGGGAAAATTGGGAAGCATTAATACCAACAAAAAATAAAGAAGGATTACAATGGAACGAAACAACAATATGAAAATGAAAACTGTATTAGCAATTGTTAATGATCAATCAGAAGCAGTTTATAGAACTAAAGAATTAATAATTACATTAATTAAATTATTAATTGAAAGAAACAAAAAACCTTTTAAAGTAAGCATAGCTCCTTGGAAATGTGTAGGTGAAGAAGATGCAATTAATTGCACAATAAATGAAGAAGGTGATGTATTTATTGAAGATGATGTTACAATTGATTTAAAAGATTTTTGTATAGAAGATTTACATTTTATTACTGAACAAATTACAATGGAACAATATGAAAAGAATAGTAATTAAACAAGAAAATTATCCTGACTCTCCTAGATGTTGGGATAATTTAACAAAAATGGTTTGTTTCCATAAAAGATATGATTTAGGTGATAAATTCAGTGAGTATAACTCTTCAGCATTTGATTCATGGGAAGAATTATCTGAACAATTGCATAAAGATTATAATATTGCTGCAATTCTTCCATTATATCTATATGACCATAGTGGTATCACTATGTCAACAGGTTCATTTGATTGTCAATGGGATAGTGGTCAAGTTGGATTTATATTCATCACAAAAGAAACAATGATTGAGAATTTTGGTGGAAAGAATCTAACTGAAAAATTAAAAGAACAAGCTGTTGAAATCTGTAAAGCAGATGTAAAAACTTATGACCAATACCTAACTGGTGAGGTTTATAGGTATACAATATTAGAATCTGTAGAAATGGTTTCTATGACTAAAAAAGACTGGGAAGCAGGTAATTGTGATAATGTAGAACATTTTAATCAAGATGTTGAAATAGATTCTTGTGGAGGATTTTATGGAGACAATTGGTTTGAAAATGGTATGAGTGATTACATTCCTGAAGAATTACATGAATTATTAACAATAACTAATATAACGTATGGAAGAACTTGAAGATGCAATTGATTATTTTGAAAATTTTGGTTTTATTGATGAGTTAACAAGTGATAAAAAATATTATGTAGAAATTCTTATTAAATTCGCTAAAATGAATAAAGATGGCAAAAAACAAAACGTGGACCAGATTAAAACAACAGATTGAAAGAGGTAAACAAGGATTAAATAAGGGTATTCCATTTGGTAATTTCACAACATTAAGTAAATATATTTGCAATATTCAACAAGGCAGATATGATTTAATATTTGCAGGTACTTCTATTGGTAAAACAGCATTCGTAAATGATGCGTATGTTTTTGGACCAATAGAATATCTACAAAAACATCCTGGTCACATTAATTCTCTAGAAATTATTTATTTTTCTTTAGAAATTACTCCAGAATTGCAAATAGCAAAACATATTGCATATAGAATTTGGACAGAGCATGGTATATTAACTAATGTAAATGAAATTTTATCAAGAGGTGAATTTGAGATTTCAAATGAAGTTTTACAACTAATAGATTCATACGAAAAAGATTTGGAAGAACTACAAGAAAAATATTTATTTTTTAGATCATATGTAGATCCAGATAGTTTGTATGAAACATTGCTTAGTTATGCTAAAACAAGAGGTACAATTGTGTATGATAATTTTGGAAATATTAAAGATTATATTCCTAATAACCCAAATTTAATTACCGAAATTGTAATAGATCACATTGGTTTAATTGGAAAAGGTAAATATACAAATCTAAAAGAAGCTATTGATCAATTATCAAAAAACTTAGTATTTTTTAGAAATATATTTAATTTTTCACCTGTTGTAATTTCTCAGATAAATAGAGGTTCTGAACAAATGGATAGAAGAGATAATGGTGATAACTGGATGCCTATGTTATCTGACATAAAAAATACTGGTAATGTGTCAGAAGATGCAAATACAGTTTTAGGTATTGCTAGTCCATTCTATTTACAAGTAGATAAATGTTTAGGATTTGATATTACAAAATGGAAAAATCGTTATAGATTAATTAAAATCTGTAAAAACAGAGATGGTGAATCAAATCTAAATGCAAGTTTTTTATTTATTGGTGAAATTGGTAGATATGTTCAATTAGGTCATCCAAGTGATTATGAGGTAACTCCTCCAGATGAATTAAAAAATATTAATCAATATTACAAAATGAAAAATGAGTTTAATCAAAGATTACCTTAAATGGGTTAAGTTGAAATTACAACAAAATCCTGAACTTAGAGACTCTGTTGAAAGGCTATACTATAATTTTCTATTAGAATGTGGTTATGATGTTACAAAAGATGTAAAAGCATTTTTAAAAGATGTAGCAGAAAGAAAGATTCCATACATAGATTCTATTGGTAGAGCAAGTAGAAAAATACAAGAAGAATTTCCTGAATTAAGAGGTTCAACTTGGAATCAGAGAAAGAAAAAATCTACAGAAATTAAAGAAGAAATTATACAATTATCAAAAAATAATTGAAATAAATTTCGTATATTAGTAGTCCCAATTAAAAATTATAAACAACGTAAAAATCAAACAAATGGCACAATTAGTATTTGTCGTAGGTCCATCTGGTATGGGTAAATCTACCTCTGGTAGAAATTTAAATCCTGAAACAACAGGAATTATAAATAGTGATCAAAAAGCATTACCATTTAGAAAATTTTCTGCAAATTATAATGTAGAGAAAGGTAATTATTTCAATACTTCAAGCACTGAAGAAGTAATAAATGCTTTTAGAACATTAAATAAGCAACCTGAAATTAAATCAATTCTACTTGATACATGGTCAAGAATTATGACTAATGCTGTAATGGATCCAAGATTCAGAGCAGAGAAAGGTTTTGATAAGTGGGGTAAATTTTCTGCTTCTCAATATGATTTGATAAACATTATCAATGATAAAATGAGAAATGATATTATTGTTTATATAATGTGTCATCCAGATACTACAATTGATGAAATTGGAGGAACATCTCATAGAATTGCTGTTCAAGGTAAACAATTAGAAAAGTTTGTACCTGAATCATTTAGTTCAATTGTATTATATGCTGAAATTCAAAAAGTTCATGGTCAACCAAATCGTCATATTTTTAGAACAAAATCAAATGGTAACGATACTTGTAAAACACCAATTGATATGTTTGAAGAAGATGTAATTGACAATGATTTAGTAATTGTAGATAATGCAATTAGAGAGTATTACGAAATTTAATAAATAATCATATGGGAGCAAAAAATGAAATTCTTACACAAGAAGAATTAGATTCAACAAATGCAATATTAGATGCAATTGAGAAAGGTTTAATCGATGAGCCACGTTCATTTAGACAATTTGGTGGAGATTTTAAATTAATCTTAAACAAAATTTGTTTAACTGATAATCCAAAGTTAAAAACAGATAGAATGAATGCTAAAAAAGAGTTAAAAGCTTATTTAAAAGGTAAAAAATTCTATCGAACTTTTCCAGAAGGAAACGCTGGTCAAGCACAAATTCATTCAGTAAGAGTAATTACTGAATAAAAAATCAAAATAATTTATAAACAATTTAATTTTTAAAAAAATGGAAAATATAGTTTGGGGAATTCCTGTAACAAGAGTAAAAAAAGAAGAAAGATTTAACGTATCAGTTGTAACATTAGCAGCAATCCAAAAAGATAAAGTTGGTCGTAAATTTACATTTAACAAAGCATCTCAAGAAGCATTGGGATTAATTTCTGGTGAATCAATTGTAAGATTTGGATTTGCTGATAATGATGTTTTTGTAATGTCTACAGGTGTTTTAGCTGAAGGTGAAGAATTAGTACCTGGAACATTTAAAATCACAGCAGGTTTTACTTTTTCTGATAAAAAGGTATTTGATTACATTGCAAAAATTAAAAATTTAGATACAACAGTTGAAAATCATTTAGTTTTAGAAAACATTGAAGGATTTCCGTATTTAAAAGTTGCAAATATCATTAGTGATGAATTAGCTACTATTCCAGCTCCTGTAGAAGTAGAAAATACAATAATTGAGGAAGTTGTTGAAATAGAAACTACAGAAGAGGTATGGGATGAAACACATGTTGAAGCATTTCAAGAAAAAGTTGAAGAAGTTGTTGAAGAACCAGTTGTTGAAGAAAAATCTTCTAAAATTACAGGAACAGTTAAAAAAGCAACATCTGTAAAAACACCAGAAATAGTTTCTGAACCAGCTCCAGCAAGGGTTAAATTTGCAATTGACGAAACTGAGGAAGTTGTAGAAGAAGAAGATGAGTGGTAATAAATAATTTTAAACAAAACATAATATTAACTTTTAAACAAAAAAAACAATGATTAATTTAAATGATGAGTCTTTTGACCAAGTAGGAGGAAATTCTAAAATTTTTAACAATGGTTTAGCAGGTATTACAGAAGATGTAACAGTTTCTTTATCAAAAAGAAAACCAGATGAAAAAGAAACTTTGCCAGATTATAAAGTAATTTTTACAGATACATCAGGTGCAACTGTAAATACATCTTTTTATTACATTAAAGAAGCAACTCAGTATAAAACTGTAGATCAACAAATTATCTCTCAAGGTAAAGTATTGAAACATTTGATTCATGCTGTTGTTGGTAAAGATGCTAAGTTTCCATCTTTCAATAGTCCAAAAGAAATGTTGGATGGTTGTATGAAATTATTAAGAGAAGGAGTTAGTGCTGCACCAGGTAATAAATTTAGAATTTTTACTAATTATGGTACAACAGGTTCTCCTAAAAAATATTTACAACCTCGTTCTTGGGTTCCGTTTATTGAACATATGGATGTTCCTGGAGCAGATTCAAGATTGTCAGTAGGTGATTTAGATCAAATGGCTAGATTAGCACCTGATGAAAAATCTACTGGTACACCATCAGGAGCTGCTTCTCCTAATGCAACTCCTTCTGGAGACGATTGGTAATATTCATTAAAAGGGGTAGAAATACCCCTTTTTAATTTAATTTTAGAATGGCAGAAATTAATTTAGATTCGATCATATATGATCAATTAGTTACAAGAGATGCTATTTTTAAACTTTTAACTCAAGAAGAAATATATTCATATTATATTGGATATGACATTTCAAATATGGGAATAATGTGTTCTCCATTTAGAGATGATAATGTACCATCGTTTTCAATTTATTATCATAAAAGCGAAAGAAATATTTTAATGTATCATGATTTTGCAACCAAAGATTCTGGTGATTGCATAGTATTTGTAATGAAGTTATTTGGAATAACTTACGAAAAAGCATTACTTAAAATAGCTTATGATTTTAAACTATCAAGTTTTAACATTGGTAGTTATAATAAAGAAATTGAAACATTTTCTAAGTTAAAAGAAAAAAAAGTTATCGAAATTGGTATTAAAAAAAGAGAATGGTTTAAAATTGATCAACAATTTTGGCAACAATTTGCTATTAGAAAATCTACATTAGAAAGGTTTAATGTTTGTCCTGTTGAGTTTGTATTCTATAATGGTAACGCTGTAAAAGCAGAACCATTAGCATATGCATATAAAGAATGGAAAGATGGTATTTTAACTTATAAAATATATCAACCATTAAGTCCAAACAAAAAATTTAAATGGATTAATAATGCAAATTATTCTGTACATCAAGGTTATACACAATTACCTGAAACTGGTGATTTGTTAATTATTACAAAGTCACTAAAGGATGTGATGAGTATTTATGATACTTTATCTATATATTCTATTGGCTTACAATCAGAATCAGTGATGATGAAAGATTCAGTAATGAAAGAATATAAAACACGTTTCAAAAAAGTAATTTGTTTATTTGACAATGATACAGCAGGAGAAAAATTAGCATTAAGTTTTACGGAAACATATTCCATACCTTTTTTATCAATTCCAAAATTACCTGGTGTAACAGATTATAGTGATTTAATTAAACACACAGGAGTTGAAAACGCAACAAAAACATTTAATAATTTATTAAAAAATTTAGAATGAGAAAAGTAGTAGATAGACATACAGTTGCTCACTTATGGGCAAATCAACATCAACAAGAAGCGAGAACACCAACTGATAATCTTTATTTTTATGGTAAAACAATATATAGTTATGGTTCTCATTTTCCAATTGCTTGTCATGTAGAAAATAAAAAAGGCGAAAATGCAATTTTATTTACAACAAATACATATAGCTCTACAACAGCTCAACACATATCTATTGTAAGAGGAGCAATTGCATCTTGGAGAAAAGTAATTTATTGTAATAATCCAAAAAGTTTAACTGGAAAAGATAATTTTGAAGCTTTTGAAGATAAAATATTAGAAATATCAAGACTATTAGAAAAAGCAAAAAAACCTGAAAAATATGTTGATCAAATTAAATCTATAAATAATCAAATTAATATATATTCAGAGTTTACAAGTTTTAAAATTCCTAATAGTTTAAAAAAACTAATGGCTATTGTAGATAAAAATTCATTACATGAAATATTATTAAAAAGACATAAAAAAATTGAAGCAGATAGAAAAAAAGCAATTAAAAAAGCAAATTTAGAAAGACAGATTGAAATTAAAAAATACACTGAAGAAACACTTCCTAAATGGAGAAATTTTGAATTACCATATTTATATGGTAAAGTTTTAGAAGTTGATTATTTAAGATATAACGAAGAAAAACAAGAAATAGAAACATCTCAAAGAGTAAATATTCCTTTTGAGGTAGCTAAAAAATTTTATCATACAATAATCGGTGTAATAAACAAAACAGTTAATCAACCAGAAAAATTTTTAAATTTTCAAATTAATAAAATAAATAAAGAATTCATCGAAATAGGTTGTCATAAAATACAAATGTCAGAAATATTAACTATTGCAAATCAATTAAAATTTTGAAACAAGAAAATGAAATAATAATAGAATTCCCCTTATTTATAACTCACGTTCCACTTTCAAAAAATAAATGGAAAAAGATTGGGTATAATGCAATTCATGCTTCTCCTCATTTTACTATGAGAAATGCATTTGTTGGTGCTATGCATACTTATATTGAAAAACATATTCCAAAAAATTTATCAATAGAAGGACCTGTAACAACTGAAATTGTTGTATACGCTCCAGTTAACTATGGAAATGTTAAATCATTAATGGATAGAACAACAAATAAAAGAAAGTTATCTTGGAAGCCACCTTCAAAAGATTATAAACCAAATTGGGATATTTTTAATTTAGCTGCTGTATGGTTAAAATCTCTTGATGATGCAATAATCAAAGCAGGAATACTTCCAGATGACAATATTGAGCATTTTCAAGGATTTGGAGGAAGATTTGTTCCAGTAGAAAATCTGGAAGATCGAAAATTAGTTTACATTATTAAAAAAATTTAAAATGAGTTATCAACATTTAGATAAAATGAATCAATCTCTGTTAAAACAGATTTTGAAAAGTCCTCAATCTTTTGTTAAATCAAAAGATAGATTTATACAAAGATTAATTGATGAAGAAAATGGTATTGTAGAGTCCATTGCTCCTCAATTTATATTTGGAAAAGCAGTTGACCATATGCTTACTGAAGATTTAGAATTCTTAGATGTATTTTACGTAATGAAAAATGTAGAAAAACCATCTGATACAGTAATGGACATGATTAATACAATATTTAATGAATATTCTGATTCTGGAGAGTTAGAAGACCATAAAGGACCTGTTTTAGAAGTTGCTGCAAGATTTAAATATCAATCTAATTGGAAAGCAGATACTGTTTTTGCAAAAATTGTTGAAGCAGGTTCAAGTTATTTTAAAATTTTACAAGAATCAGCAAACAAAGTAATCATTTCTGAAGAAGATTATTCTAAAGCTATTATTGCTGCTGGTGCTTTAAAATCAAATGAATATACAAAATATTATCTTACAGAAACAAAGTCTGTACAAGTTATTAAAAAGCCAATTTTTGAATTTACATTTAAAGGTATTGAATTTAAAGGTGAAGGTGATTTAATTACAATTGATCATCATACTAAAAAAATATTTCCATTAGATATTAAAACAATGTCTGGAGAAATTACAGAATTTCAAAAAAACTTTTGGAATTATAGATATGATTTTCAAGGAACTTTTTATGATAAAGGAATTCGTTCTTATCAACCAATAAAAGATTTAATTGAACAAGGTTATTCAGTTGAACCTTTTACATTTTTGGTAGTAGAAAAAGAATGCATTAATCAACCTATGGTTTATGAAATGAGTGAAAAAGCACTTGTTATAGGAGCTTATGGTGGTGATATTAATGGAAAACATTATGCAGGTATTTTAGAAGCAATTGAGAGATATAAATGGCATACAGAAAATGATAAATGGGATTATCCAATGGAGTATTATTTAAACAATGGAAAAATTATAATTGAAGCATAATGAAAAAAAAGATATATACACTGACTTCAACATTTGTTTTTCCATTATTACAAATTCCAAAATCATATTTTTCTTGCGATGTTAAAACAATGTGGGGATCAACAATAATGGATAACCGATTTATAGATGCATTTTTATGGAATACAAGCATATCAAAATACAATGATGGATTACATATATCTATTGTTTTAAATAATTACAGAGATGTTAAATTTGATGAATTTAATGATTTATTACAAAGTCATGATTCATATGTAGATAACTATGAAATTGAAAATACATTAATATATGTTTTCAAAATGCCAATAGAATATTTAGATGATTTGGCTTTACTTATAGATGGTAAATATTCTAAAATATCTGAAGGTGCAAAATCTGTAATTCTTAAAAATACATTTTATTCTGGAGATATTAACACTATTCCTTTAATTTTTACAAAAGCAAAAAAGTTAAAAGAATCTTGGGAATTGACATTAGGTGCTGATATTGGCGACAATGAAGTATGGATGAAAATTAATCCAGAAAAAGAAACATTAACAATTAATAAAATCAAAGAAATAAGCAATGTAAGTACATTAGCTCCTTCTGGTGAATTTGAAAATTAAACAAAATGAGTAAATCAAAAGAATTTTGGGTAGAAAAATTAGGAGAAGGTTGGACAATGAAATTAAGAGACACTTTAAAAAGTGAACAAACAGAAAACCTTTTAAATTTTTTACAAATTGAATATTCATTACATAAAATATATCCTCCTCGTGAGGATATATTTAAATGTTTTAAACTATGTCCAATAGAAGATATTAAAGTTGTTATAATTGGTGATTTTCCAAAATACAATGGTGCAAATGGATTAGCTTATGGTACATTACATACTGAATTTTATAATTATGATTTATTTAATATTCATAAAACAATTGAAAAAGAATTTTATAATGGATTTTGTTTAGATTTTGACTACACATTAGAATCCTGGGCAAAACAAGGTGTTTTACTTTTAAATTTATCATTAACAGCAAGAGATTATAATCCTATATCTCACGTTGAGAATTGGAAATCATTTGTAAAAGATGTATTAAAAATTGTTACAATAGAATATCCATCAATGATTTATTTGCTTTGGGGAAAAATCCCTCAAAAAGTAATACCTTATTTAAACAAATCATCAAATATTCTATTAGCTGATTATCCTGCAAAATCATATTCTTTTAAAGAAAATTGGAAATGTGATAATTTTAAAAAAGCAAATGAATTGTTAATTAAAAAAATAAATTGGTAATGAAAGAAAAAACAGTAATAAATAATGAATATGTTTTTTCAATTCATATTAGATCTCGTTTTACAGGATACCCAAATATTGGTAGAATAAATGGTATGATTTATCATTTACCTCATTACAAAGGAAAAAAATACTTTAAGTTAAAACAATTAAAATTAAAATTTAACAAAGATAGATATGATAAATGCTATTTTTTAAATGATAAATATATTAGTCATAAAAAATTAATATCATTAGAATACAAATGTGATGAAATAATTTATGTAAATGAACCAATTAATATTGAAAAATATAAAACTTGTTCAATTTGTAAAAAAGAATATATATTATCTATTGATAATTTTAAATGTATTTTTTCAAAAAATTACAATAATGTAAAATCAGAAGGATATTGGACATGGGGAAATAAATGTTTACATGGTTGTCTTCAAAAATACATAGCTGAAACAAATAAAAAAAGATATGCTAAACAAAAAACAAAACTTCCAACAAATAAAGCAGTTAGAAGACCTATTGAAATTTCAGTTGTTGAACCAAGATTAGGATATAAAAATGAAGCATATTATTTAAGTGAAGATGAACAATTAAATGAATTAAACAAATTTAAATCATTAACTTTTAATGATTTATCAATAGAAGAAAAAGAATTATGGCAAAATTAGACGTTTCTAAAAAAACAATTACTAAAATAACAATGTTATTGTCTGCTTATACTTTATTTCACAGTATAGATGCCTTAAAAAATGAAACAGATCAAAAGCATGATTACAAAGGAAAATTAAAAGAAAAAGCAAATGAATTCTTGATTTTTATTAGTCAAGAATTCAATGCTGAATTTAAACAACTTTGGAAATCAGATGCTGATAGTTTATTATCTGAAGATTTAGCATCTACAATTGCTGAAATAGGTAAATTAATTGCAACAGCAGATAGTCCTGTTCCACTTTGGGCAATTAAACAATTATTAAAGTCAGAAATTGATTTTGATAAAATTAAAATTGTTGAATTAAAACATAAACCAAAAATTAAAAAATCATGAAAATAGTACATATAAAATTGACATTTCAAGATTGAACAGTATTAAAAATATATTATGGAAAGTAAAACTATTTACGTTGTAAAGTACAACGACTGCTATGGAAATGGTAATAATACTTGGTTAGAAGTAATAGTTGAAAGTCTTGAAGACTTTTTTAAATGGTTAGAAGTTCATAATCAAAAAAGAGCAAATGACCAAAATTTAAACATTGATGATGATGATTTTATTTATGAAGGTCAAGAACAATTTGATTTAATACCTTTAAGTTTATTAAGTTTTAAAAATTATGAGAACGATAGAAAAATTATACAGAAAAAATAAATTTACGATTAAAGACAACGAATTTATTAATGATGCAATTGAATCAAGAAAAATTTATACAGAAGATATAAAAGAAGATTTCCTAGGATACATTCAAGACCAAAAACACGACTTTACAGATGAGCAAATCTGGTCATATACAGATGAAAATTATTCAAATGGATTAACTCATAAAGAAAATTATAAAAATCTTATTTCATTTTTAAACAAATAGAAGTTATGAAAACAATAGAAGTTTATACAATAGAGTATTATAATCACGAAGAAAAGTGTATCATAGCTGATAATACTACTGGCAATGGTGGTTCAGATTGGCACTTGGTTACACTTGGAGGTAATAATGAGACGATATTTAATTGTAGTTCGTGGGATGAAATACAACGATTTATTAGCAAGTTTGATGGTAAAAAAGAAGTAAAAGAAATTTAAGAATAACAATATGATTATTTACTTAGGAAAGAAATCATCTTTTGAAGAAATGATAAAAGACCTCAGAGATATTAGGAATGTTGATCCTGATAAACAATTATCTGATGAGTTTTTAATACAAGAGGCATATAACCTGGAAGAGTGGGAGTATCCTGAAAATGTTTAATTAAAAAATAAAATATGATAACACTTTATAAATTAGATTCTAAAAATAAAATTAGAGTTTGGGAATGCAAAATATATCTATCTCATGAATTATCTGGAATATTTTGTAGAGATGGATTAGAGAATGGTAAATTAAAAGAATGGGTATTTAACAAAGCAATTGCTAAAAACATTGGTAAATCTAATGAAACTACAGAATACGAACAAGCTGATTTAATGTATGATCAAGAAGTTGATAGAAAATTAAGAAATGGCTATTACAAAACTCGTGAAGAAGCATTAGCAACACCGATTGAATTTAGTCCAATGCTATGTCCTTCAGGTATGAAATGGGAAGATTACAAAGCAAAAATAGAATATCCTGTATATGTTTCACCTAAGTTGGATGGTGCTCGTTGTAATGCAATGTTGATAGATGGTAAGGTAGTATTAAAAACAAGAACTGGAAAAATTTGGAAAAATTGTCAACATATTGCAGATGCATTAGTTGAATTTTTTAATGTTGATCAACATTCAGATATTATTTTAGATGGTGAATTTTATAATCACAAATACAAAAATAATTTTGAAGATTTAATGTCAATCATCAAGAAAGAAAAACCAACATTTGAAGATATTGCATTTTCTAAATCTGAAGTTCAATATCATATTTATGATTGGTATAATCCAGATAATGAATCATTTGAAAAAAGAAAAAATTTTCTTGATAATGATTTTGATTGTACAGAGTTATTTATTAAAAATCCATCTATTAAATATTGTGAATCTAAATTAATTGAATCAGAAGAAAAATTTGATGAGGTACACGAAAAAGCATTAAAACTTGGATATGAAGGAACAATTGTTAGGCTAGATTCTATTTACGAACCGAATAAGCGTTCTAAAAATATGTTAAAACGTAAAGATATTTATGATTTAGAAGCAACAATTGTAGAAATTATTGAAGGAGAAGGAACAAATGCTGGAATATGTGGTAAAATGACTATCAAATTAGATGATGGTACAATTCAAGAAGCAGGTTTAGGAAAAGGTATTAATCATACTTATGCTGGTTTTATGTTAGAATTTGCATCTAAATTTAATGGTCAAAGAGCTACTTTCCAATACTTTGGTTATACAAATGGAGGAAAGTTAAGATTTCCAAAATTTATGAGATTACGTGAAAATTTAGATTGTTAAATTATGTTAACTATAGGACAATTAAAAAAAATGTTAGTAATGTACCCTGATGATATGGAAGTTACAACAGAACAAAATCAAGGTATTGTACATATAACTAATACAAAAACAACTGTTATTATATCTCCATGCAAACCTATTGGGATTTGCAATAGATCAGGAGGAAATGTATATCCATCAGTTGTAGAGGGATATACTGGATTTAGTCCTGAATTAAATGAAGATTTATATAACTTTGAATATAAAAAAAATTAAATCATGGGAAAAATAATAATAGAATATCAACCAAGTTTATTGAGCAATAAAGCAAAACATTTAATTAAAGCAGTTGTAACTCCATCAATGGTTGCAGGTGATGAATCAACTTCTCAATATCATATTGATCAATGTAAAGAAACATGTGAAGAATATAATTTAACAAATGATGTTATTATAATTAACAACTTTATATTAGATGATGTATCATATATAGAATTATAAAATAAAACAGATGCTTTTAACGGCATCTGTTTTTTTTATTTTACCCAAAATGTTATTTCAACAATGTAGTTGCTGTTCGTTTAAGTTTAATTCCTTGAGCTGCAAATGGAATCATTTCGCCAAAATGAATCAATGCTTTGCTTGAACCTTTGAATGGACCAGATCTAAATGTATCGTCTTTTAAATCTTCATTATATAAATTTTTAACATCTCCAAACCAATCAACAACATCAACCAATAATTGAGATGCTGGAATTGCTGTTTTTGTTAATTTTTCTGCTTCCATTGGGTTTGTATAAAACGTAATATCCGTTTGCATACGTGTCATTTGATTTAATAGAAAATTAGCAGCAAATTGTTTATCATCATCATCGTCTCCTCCCATTGCTGTAAGTAACAAAGTTAATCCTGCAACACCCATTAGAAAATATAATTCTGTCATATTCTTACGCATATTAGCAGCATCTGTTTCAGTAAATCTATCTTCAAATTTTGTAGATTTAAACATTAACTTTCTAACTAATTGTTTTAATGTAAATACTGTGTCATTAATTGCTGACTGATCAGTTTTCATACCTGCAATTTTACCAATTCCAAAACCTAATGCTGCTCCAACTGCTGTACCTATACCTGGTAAAATAGTAGTACCAAGTGCTATCCCTGCTGTTGTTAATTGACCAGCAGTATATGATCTATATCTACCTTTTCTAATATATTCACTATCACGACCATAGCTTAAAGCATAATCTATTTTTTCAGATTCAAATCTTGTAGCAAAACCTTCAAACATCCAAGTACGAAATTGTGTTAAAAATCTACCTCCAATTGTTGCTTTTACTTTTAATGCATTGTTGTAATCACCATGACTCATTTCAATCATTCTTTTGATTTTACGAATCAATTTTACCTCATTTACATCAGTTGTGTATCCTTCTTTTAATTGACCATCTTTATCATATGCATCCCATAATTCAACCTCATTTCCATCAGCATCTTTTGCTTTAAATGCCATCATTTGAGAAATCATTATTGGAGCATAATTCAAGTATTCAGAACGCTCTTGCATAGTCATTGGACCAAATCTACCTAAACCTTTTTTAATTGATGATTTCTCACTTTTTTCAAATAACTCATTGTTTGAAGTTTTCATTAAATCCCATTTATCCATAAATGACCTGATCTTTATTGCTTCATCTGTTGAAATAGTATTAAAACTTGCATTTCTACCAATTGAATGAACAACTTTTTTATATGCTCGTTTCATTCTTTTTAAATCAGCAGGTGTTTCAGAAGCATTTGTAAGATTAGAAATAAAACCAAATGACATATTTGAAAATGCTGAACCAACGTTCCATCCTAAACCTTTAAATGTCATATATTTTAAAAACATATCACCTATAGCACTTCCTGTAACATTTCCTCCAATGCTATCAATTTTTTCTTGAATTAATTTTCTATCTTCTTCACTTGTAGCATTTTCTAATAGAACATTTAACTCTTTAATTTTAGCTTTTTCAAGAGTTGTAAATGCTTTCTTTTTACTTACACCTTCTACTTTTCTACCACCTAAGTTATAAAAAGATGTATCCAATGTAAAGTCAAATTGCTTTGTTAAATTTGATAATCCTTTTTGAGCAATTTCTTTACCATTTTGAGTACTTATTTTACCTGCTTTATTTGTTTGAATCTCAGATCTATTTTTAAAAGCTTGTTCTAACATTCTAACTTGTGGTTCTATAATAGATTTATGCTTATACCCCAATGCCATAACACTATATGCCTTCATTATCTTAGTTAAATCAAATGAATTTTCTTGTGCTATTTCATGTCTTGCTTCTTCTCTAAGTTGCTTTATTATAGTTTCTGTTATTGGACCTTTTGTTGCACCAAATTCTTGTTCGTATTTAATTTTTTTAATTTTTACAAGATCATTTATTTTTTGATTAACATCCTCAACATATGAAATATTAATATTTTTTTCTTTAATTCCTGTGAATGGATCAATATCAGAATTATCAATAGTTGCTAAATCTGTAGTAGTAATCATTTCTTGCATTTTATTCCAGAAAGGTAATACACCCATCAACATACCTTTTTCAGCATATTGATCCATTAGTGATTGTTTCATTTTTGGAATATCATTCATACCCATTAACTTTTGTTTGTCTTGTGGTAGAACAGATTTCATTTGCTTTAACAAATCCATATAATGGTTGTAGTAATTAAGCAAATCTACATCGTTTTCTATTTTCTCAAAGTTTGAATCATACCATTCTGTTCTTTTTCCATCTATGAATTTTTTAGGTATTTCTTGTGTATATTTTTGAGCATTGAAAGTATTGTAATATTCACCATTTTTTTTTGTTTTTAATGATTCTTTTTCTAACATTTCAGAATACCAAAAAGGTGAATTTTCTTTATTCCAATTTTCAAATATTGTTTTTTTAACATCATCACTTACACTAAGTCCAGAAATTCTATCCCATTCAACTTCACGCATTGTTTTAAATTTTTCAAACTTTGCTTCAAGTTGTTTCATATAAATTTCATATCCTTTTTCTCCTAAATTTTCTTTTAGCTCATTGATATGTTTAGATTTTTCATCTGATGAAAAATTATCTGCAAATAGAAATTCAGCAGGTATCATTCCATTTTCATCTGTATCCACAAATAATTTTCTATAATCAAACGTTATTGTGTTTTGATTCATCCATTTATAATAATTTGCAATTTCTCTTTTTGTACCTGATTTTTTACCTGTTTTTGGATCAATTTTTTGAAAAGCTTGATATTTTAATTCTTGTGCTTTTGTAAAAAATTCAGCAGAAAATCTATGTACCATCTTTCCAGTATCTAAACCAGATTTAGTTTTTTGAGAATAAATTCTAAATGGATTTTTATCAGGACTTATTCCTTTTGCTTTAGAGATTGCTTTTTCAGTAAGACTATCTAACTCTTTCCATAAAGCAGTTGCTTCATTTTGAGCTAATATATTAGCAGATTCAACTGCTGCAAACAATGCTTGAACCATTGCATCTTCATTTCTACCAAGATGTAAAAAATTAGATGTTAGCATTCCTGCATCTTTTAAATTTTTAAATATTTCTTCTTTACTTAATGTAGTATCAATATTTTCATTTACAAAATTTACAATATACCTTTCTTTTAAAGGATTTAATAGTCTTTCTAAATCTTCTGCTTGACCTGCTTTAAGTCTAAATGAATTACGTATATCAGATGTATTTACCTCATCTTCATCTAAAATAATATGTTTTGTAGGATCTTCTGAAAAGTCTCCAGCTTTTTTCCAAAGATTGATTATTCTTTGTGCTAATAGAATATTGTCAGCTGATACTACATCTTCAGATAAAATTTCTTCAACCAATTTTAATTGGCTTTCTGCATACATTAATACATTTGTAAAATCACCTTCTTCGTTTATTTTTTTAGCAACTGCAATTCTTTTATCTGCATCTTCAGAATCATTTTTTAATTTTTGAATCTTTGCTAAATATCCTTTTGTTAATAATGGATCAGTTGTAGAATTTAATTGTGCTTTTAATTTTATTATTTCAGCATCAATACTTTTCTTTCTTTTTTGTTCTGTTTTAGAAATTTGTAAAGATGCATCATCAACCAAATAATCCATGTCCATAGGTATATTATCTGGATGTACAACATCTCCATCTTCATTTATAGATTGAATATTTTCATCCATTGCAGGACTTGTAAGTCTGTCATTTGGTTTTGGTCTAAATGTTTCATTAAACCCTGTAGAATTAAAATTTTCAACAACAAACGTATCTTTTCTACGCATTTGTTGCTGTCTTTTCTTTTCAATATTTACTGGTAAATAATTATAATGTAAAGTAACATCAAATGTATTACCATATGATTTTACTTTACTTACATAATGAGATGTTGAATTTTTACGATTGTAAACATTAATATTATGATAAATTCTTTCCATTCGTTCTTCGTTTGGTCTGAATCTTAAATCACGTTTAATTTTACTAGATGATTGAACATTTGGTATGTTATTACCATAATACAACCAAGTATACATTGCTAAATCCGAACCTACTTGTTCTTCCAGAATTTTCCATTCTGGAGTTGATTTATTTGGACAAAAATCTCCCATTTTATTTACAAATTCGTTTTAAATTATCAAATTCTTCTAATGATGGAAGATCATACATTGTTGAAGGATCAAATCTATCATTATCAAAATCATTATTTCCACCAAATTTACTAAAATTTTCTGGATCGAAAGTAGGATCAAAACCTGGATCTCCATCTTCTCTCATTGGAGGAGTTTGATTAGAAAAATAATCAGGATTAAATTCTGCATTTTCTGCTTGTACTTTGTTTTTATTACTAAATATAACCAATTTAGTACTAGGTCTAGAAACAGCTGTATACATCATTCTGTTTTGCTGAAGTTTTCCTCCAGGGAAACTCATAATATCTTCTTCTAAAACATATACATTTTTGTAAGTAGATCCTTGTACTTTATGAGCAGTAATTGCATAATTATATCCTACATCTACAATAGATTCTTTTAATGTATAAAAAACTTTCCAAGGAATTAATTTTGCTTTTGCTTTTGCTGCTAAATTTTTAAGAGCTTTTTTTACATCTAATTTATTTTCAGGAGAAACAGTTGTTAAATTAGCTATAGATCTTATAGGATTTCCTGCTGAATCTAAACTATCATATTCTACAGTAATATTATACAATTGTATTCCTAATTGATTAGCACCTAGAGGTGATACTTGTGTAACTTTACCTTTAAACCCATTGGCAAATTCTACTTGGTTATTTACTATATGTGGAGAATTTACTCTAATAACATCTCCTACTACAAAAGGATCTGTTGCATCAAATAATTTTTGTCTAATTAATTTAGAAAAATTATCTACAATTTCATTTCTCGCTCCAATAATAATAGCATTTTTTGTATCGTTATTTTGACGAAAATCTTCTATAAAACTATCTATTAAAGTTTGTTTATCACTTATAAACTCAACTCCTGAATTAGAAGCTGTATCAAAAACATCTGTTCTATTTTTAAGTGGATTAGCTTTCCCAACTTCTCCTCTTTGTATATTCTCAATGTTTTCTGCAAAAACATCTGTTACAGGTAATATTGGACTTTCCTCACCTTGACGCATTCTTTCAGTTAATTCTGAAAAATTAGTACCTTTTTCTAGTAAACTAAATACTGGACTGTCTGTACTTTTACCATCTTCATTAATAGGTGGAATTTGTGCATTGTCCCCCATAAAAATTACTTTAGCATCTTTTAGTTTTTTACGCATTAAGATGTCATAAAGATCTTTTGAGACCATAGATGCTTCATCAATGATAATTAATTTAGCATTTTCAATAGGATCTGATTTGCCTTTACTATCAAATTCCATTTGTTCTCTTGTATTTCTTTCTCTAAAGTATAAGTCCCCTTGTTTACTATAGTCAGGAACTAAACCTAATAATCCTACCATAGTTTTAGTAGTAATAGTAGAAGGTAAATTACTAGCTAAAATTCCTCTAGCTTCATCTGCTACAGTAGCTCCAATAATTCTATTATGCAGTATTCCACTATTATCAATAATCTTCTTAATAATAGTAGTTTTACCTGTACCACCTCTACCTTTTAATAAAAATTGGTCATCATCATTTTTAAGAAATTCAGACATTTTGTCTAAAGCTTTTGTTTGACCAGAATTTGCATATACACCTGGAAATAATTGATATTTAGTATTTTCAACACTATTATCTTCTATTTCTTGTGCTTGATTTTCTTTTATTAAATTATTTATTTCAATTAATGATGATTCTAATAATGAACCTTTTTCAACATTAATTCCAATTAATGATCCAATTAATTCAGCAATCTCAGATAAGAATTTACCTAATAAACTTTTAGAATCACTATCTGTAATTTTATTTAAATATCTTTGGAAATCAGCATTTGTAAGAGCCATTGTAATGAATTCCTCTAATTTAATTGAACCATAATATTTATTTGTAAATCCTTTTTTGATTTCTCCTTCATTATTAAATAGATCATCAACTCCATTAATTGGTTCACTTAAAATATTATCATACTCTTCTTTAGATACTTGATTGTTTTTCAATTTCATATCCCAATAGCTTTTTCTGAATGTATATAATTCAGATAATTCAGCTTTAGATAATGACTTTGTATATTTTGCTTGTAAACCTTTTATTTTATTTAAAATTGTTTTTTGTTTTGTTGTAACACTATTTGGATTAACATTAAAATCTTTAACAACTGAACTTGTAAATAAATGAGTTAATTCATGTAAAACTGCTTCTGCTAAATCATTAATAGATTCATCTTCTTTATATAAATTTTTATAAAGAGTCAATGTGTTTGAACCACTATTAAAACTTGCTTTTACTCTTGGATTTTCTGAACTATCTAAATTAAATTTAAAGTTTTCTGGATAATTTAAATCAGCATATAACTCTGCTAATTTTTTGTAATATGAATTTGTTGATGATTCACTTATTTTATTTAATAAATCAACAATTGCTTCTTTATTTTTTAAAGAATTATTTAATTTTAATCCAGATAATTTAATAATTGGATTTGTATTTTGAACCTGTTTAGCATTTGTTTCAACTTTTGTTGGAACACTTTGACTTTTTTGAAATCCAGGAGCAACTGCATATCCTATTTTTTGAGAAGGAACATTAATGTCATTATGTACATCATATTGTTTAAATCCATAATCATTTTTAATAGTAGGTATTCTTAAATATTTCCTACTATAAGAATCATATTCATATAATCTGTGTTTTCCAGGTGCTTTTGCATCATAAACTGCTAAGAATTTAGTTAATGTTTCATCATTTGCTAAGTAATTACTGATTGAATCTTTTTTGATTTCCATTTCTCTTTCATCCTTAGAAACAATAGTTTCATTTGTTGAAATTTTTCTAACTTTATCAGGATTGTTTTGAAAAAATTGTCTTGTAAAACGAGATGGAAGATCATAAATCGGTTCTCCAATATCATTAACTGCTCCTTTAAATAGTTGAGTAAAAGAAAAATCTACTTTACTTAAATATTCACCAAACCCAAGTGCTTTCAGATATTCTACTGGAATGTATTTTAAGAATTGTTTAGCACCTTGTTGACCACCTTCTAAATAAGCATAAGAAATTAAATCTTGTGCAAATGTTCTTGATGAGTATTGAATACCATTAAACTTGCCTAAATCACGCTCTGTATTCAATAAATTTAAGAAACCTAAGTAAATGTCTTTCTCGTCTAAGTTTTCACCTGTAGAAGCTTCAAAATTGATTCTTGATGCTGAACCATTTGTTTGTAAGCTTGTGCTTAATTTATTTAAAAATTGATTTTTTATAAACCATGCTTCATTTTTCTTTTTGATTTTTTCAAAAATAGTAGCTAATGAATCATTATTTTCACTATCAATAAATAATCTTACTTGCTCTGAAAATGAATTTCCACTATGTATACCAATAGAAGGATCACTAAATAAGTATGAACGAATTTCGTCCATTACATCCATTTTAAATTCAGTTAATTTTGATAATGAAAAAGTTGAACCATTTGGAATATGATTTAAAATATCTGTTAATTGAGTTTGTAAACCATTATTGCTATAAGGGAAAAACTTTTCATAAATAGAATATCCAAAGATTGCACCATGGAACGCAGCGAATCCATTTATTGTATTTGGCAATACAAGTTTACCATTTTCATATTCACCTAATAATGTTTCAGCATTTAAAATAGAACTAGTTTCTAATTGATTTATTTGATCAACTTTTGTTTTTGTTTCAATTAAATTTTTTGGTAAACCAGAAGATTCTGTGTTAATAGAAGATTGAACAGATTTAATTGTCTTACCTACATCTGCTAATTGTAAGAATTTTTCAAGTAAGAAATATTGCTCAATAACTTTATCAGATGCTTCTTTTCCTTCTACTAATTGAGAATCTTTTAATTTATTAATTAATTCAGTTCCTGTAGATTTGTTTTTATATTTATCAATTGTATCTTCTTTATTTACAATAATATCATTAATTTTTCCAGTTGGATCGTATTTTTTTATAAAATTATCTTTGAAATCTTTTAATGCATTTGGATTGTAAGATGTTAAAGATGAATTATTTGATTTCATTGCTTTAACATATTCAACAATTATATCTTGTGTAATTAAACCAACTATTTCATTTTCTTCAAATCCCAATAATGACATTGCTCTAATAGTATCAAATGTATCATTATTGATATTTAATTTATCAAGAATTTGTGCTTTTTCATTATCTACAGCAGATGATTGTAAACCTTGAATTACTTTAGATTTAAATTTTAATGCTCTTTTTTGTTCTTTTGATAACTTATCAATACCACCAGCTTTCTCAATTATTTTTTGAGAATTTAAAGTATAAGGATTTGATAAATCTCCTCTTGATTCAATATCACCAAATAAAACAGAAAAGTTATTTTTCATTATTCTGTCTTTATAGTTATTTGGAATAGGTATTGTTGGATCATCATTTATAAAATAAACAAGTTCTTTCCCTTGTATAATAGAATTAAAAGTAGAATCTAAAGAAAAGTTACCTACACCATCTTTACCTGCTGTAGCATTGATATATTTATTTTTTTGATAATCATCTGAAAGCAAAGTAGGTGTATCTTTAATTTGACCACTTTTAACTTTTAAATCATATACTTCTTTTGCTAAATCTTCAAATTCTCCAAATGAATCAGGTGCTAAAATAGCACGTACCATATCTTCATTTGAATTACTTAAAACAGCATGATGAATATCTAAAATAGTGTTTTGTCTATTTTCTATTAGCTCTTTTTCAGAATCAAAATCTGTACTAAGTTTTCCATCTTTTTGAAGCTTTACATTGTACATATAAGTATACAATTTATCAACGTCAAAATCCGATCCCATCTGTACTGTAAAATCTTTTGGAGCTAACATTAAATCTCCCATTTCTTCTGGTAGAAAACCAACTATCTCTAATGAAGCCATAGAGTTATGTGCCTGACTAGGAATACGGAAACCAAATAAACGTAACATTTTTTCTGGTATCTTATCCATGTCAATCATCATTCTACCATCCACCATTTTTGTATAATCAGATAATTTTAATTTATTACCTTTTTTATCTTTATTTTTAAAGTTAAATGGAATCATTATTTGACCAGGTAATAATTCACCTGTTTTTTCATCAAATCTTATTGGTAGTAACCCTAATTCAGGATTAAAACTATCTGAAAAAACAATTTTAGAATTTTTTAATTCTTCCATTGCTTCTTCTCCTTCTTTTAATTCAAAACCTTCTTCCGAACCAAGTACATATGAGTGACCGCTAAATTTTTGTTTAACAATTTTATTGTTAATTATTGCAGTTAATAAACTCTCAAATTTATCAGCATAGTTACTTGCCCATAATGGTATTTTAAAATCACTACCATCTGGAGTAAGTTCCAATGCTGCCAGAATATTTTCTGGGTATCCTTGTCTTGTTTTTACTTCTTCAGTTAATAGTTCAGCCAATTTAGAAGCAGGTATTGTAGTACGAGCTGCAACTTTTTCTTTTCTTTTAGGTTTTAATTTAAATCCTTCTAATTTAAATTTACCTTCATGGATATAATGATCTAATAGACCATTTTGTAACATTTCTTTGAATTGTTCTTCAGAAACCCATTTATCTTTTACCCAATATTGACAGCTCATATCTTACTTATTTTTCACCTAATTCATTATCAAACACTAATACATCACCATTTAATGCTAAACGAGCAATTAAATCTCCATATTCACCAACTGCTCCAATTTGAAAGTTTACAAAATCTTGTAAAACTACACGAGTTTTAAAAGAAACTAATGTACCTCCAGCAACTGATTCGTATGCATCTAACAAATCACGCTCCATTTGAAAAGCGTGATTTAATGCATCTGAAATATTTGAAATATTTAATGTTATATTTTCTAATGACTCAACAGATAACTCACAACCCATGTCATTCATGAATGCTTCAAGCTTTCTATAATGACTTCGCTCATCGTCTGATTCCGCATTGAAAAATTTTTCTGCACCGAAATACCCTAATGATTTCATTCTGTTTGCAAGAAACATATAAGTATGACTTGCTATCATTTCAAATTGACCAAACTTATTTAAAGCTTTGATTTCTACTTCTGTTAGTAACTTTTCCATTAATTACATTTTTTAGTTTCTCCATCTTCATTGAAGAAAATATTAATTTTTGCTTCTGCGAATTTAGTAATAATTTCATCAAAATGCTTATTAATATAATCTGCTCTTTCAATATCTTTTTTATTTACTATTTCTTCGTATTTAGCTTTTACTTGTTCTTTTTTAATTTGACTACCTTTTACTGTTTCCAATTCTTTGTTCATTTTATCTAAAACATCAAAAGTATTAGTATCTGGAATTTCCAATAAACTATCAACACTTGCATCAATAGAATATTCAGATAAACCAAGTTGACTTTTTAATTTGTTTACAGAATGTTCAAAAATATCTTTATAAGCATTGTCGTAAATTTGTTTTATCTCACTTCCTTTGTATTGTTTATCATCACCAAACATTTTAAATCCTTCCATATCTAAAATGTTGTTGAACAATAATTTACGTTCCTGTGTACCAACATTTATTTTTTCCTTATTAGGATCATAAGGAACATCTTGCTGAATTCTAAAATTTTCTCTTGATAATTTTAAAGAATTTTCTTCATTGATTTCTATAACATCATTGAATTTACCTTCTTTATTGTAAACTTTTAATGAATTTTTTATAGCTCCTACCTTATTTGCAGTATTAAAAGATGCTCTTACAGTTACTTTTGTACCATCTAAGTTAGAAGAATTTTTAGAACTCATTCTTTTTTCAAAATCTTCTAATGCATTTCTCAATGTATCTAATCCAAATCCAGATGTTAATTGTGGTAATAATGGAAAACTTGAAGATTTAATGTATATTCTTCTATCAACTTGTTGATCAATATCCAACATATTACCTACATAAACAGGTTTCATTGGTTGCAATACTAATTTTAAATCTGCATTTTCTAAAGATTTTCCATCTTGCAATAGATTATACATTTTTGTATATTGCTTTTCAGTTAATCTACCTAATTGTTTCAATACATATAAATGTTCTTTCCAAGTAGTGTATTCCTGAGCATCTGCACCTTCTATTCCTTTTTCATATTTTGCAAATACTTCTGGATCTAAAATAGATTTTAATTTTGCTTTATTGTTTTCAAATAATAAACCTTTACTTCCAACTTTTTTATCATCAATAAATACTTGATAATAATTGTTTTTAGAAGCATTTGCTAATTCTATACCAGGTGCAATATCTCCAGCAAGACGTTTACCCATGTTAATTTCTGTTTCACGAATGTGATCCAAAATTGTAACATTTTTACCTTTTGCTTCTTTCCAATATAAAGCAGGATCTCCAACAACTAATTTAATTGCTTCTGCATTTGCTATTAATGAATTAAAAATAAAATCAGCAGCAGCAAATTTAACTCTTGCATATTTAACACCTTTGATTTTACCTTGCATATATTTGCTATCCAAGAATGTATTTTTTTCTTTTGTATCATTGTTTGTTTTTCCAATTCCTGATTCATTCCAGTTTTCTAATTTTCTACGAAGCAATTCGTTAAACATAACAGAAAGTTCTGACTTAATAATTTCATCAAGTTTTTCATCAGAAAGAACATCTGTTCCTTCTATTACATGATCCAATATTGTCTTACCTTCATATTCAACTACATTAAGAGATTTAAGAAAGAAAAATGCATTTCCGTTATAACCAGCTATATTATTTTCTTTATTCGCTCTAATCCTTGCTATTTCAGGTAAAACGATTGCTTTGTACAAAGTATCTAATGTTTCATCTGATAAAACTGCTTCTTCATTTTCATTTAATGTCAATGAATCTGCATTAAAATTAAAGTTTTTATCTAACTCAAATTTTTGAGATAATGCATTCATTACCATCATTGTAGTTTTATCAGAGTTAGTAGGATAGAAAAATGATACTTTTCTACCTTCTTCACCTGGTTTAGCAGCATTCATAAATAAAGCAAGTTTAATTGCTTCATGCTCTGCATCTGATAGATTATTTAATTTCATTCCATCTTTAGAAGGTGTAAATTTCTTTTTAATTGCTTCTAATGATAAATAATCTAATCCAAAATGATTTCTAAATTCAGGATTGTTTTTTAATTGCTCTAACCAAAGACTATCTCTAGTAAATGCAATTTTTTCTAATCCTTCAATTAAATCTTTGTTTAATGGTTCATCATTTTCATCTGTTCTACCTAAGTCACGAAATCTATTTACAACCCATTTATTATTACTAAATGTGTAAACTGTTTTACCTCCAGCATTAAATGAGTTACTATATACATTTGTTGCATATAATGCTTCAATCATTGCTAAGTTTTTAACAACTGTATCTTTTAGTAATCTAGATTCATCAACTTTAGTGTTTCTTTTATTTTTTAATTCACTTGCTAAAACATTAATTAAACCATTTGATTTATTAAATAATCCTTCGTAAGAAAGAATAGATTTATTTTTATATGTACCTTTTTTCAAAGCATTGAATGTTTGATTAGATATAAAAATACCAAGTGAATTTAACCAATTCATTACAGCAGCATCATCATCTTTACTGTTTTTACTTGGAGGATTCTCTTTCCAGTTCTTAGCTTGTTCTAATAGAATATCTACAGATTCTTGATTGTAAATATAATCTCCGTCATTATTTGTAATAACTAAACGAGAAGTATTCAATGTTGACCTTAGATTAGATTCCCATACATTCAACAATCTTTGTTGAGTAGATGAAGAATTTGCATCATAACTTGTCATTTCAAATGAACCATCTTTTGTTTTTTGCCAAATAATAGAACGCATTTTTATTCCATGCTTTGCCATATCAGAAACAAACTCGTTTTTAATATGCTTTGGTCCATTTTCTAATTGCTCAATTACATTTTCAATCCATGGGAATTGATTTTTGTATGCTTCTAATTGAGTCAACATTTGATCATAGTCAGCAGGTAAATCAGCTAATATTTCATGCAATGTATTGTAAACTGTATCAAACAATACAACTTCTGGAAAACCTAATGAATTTGTTTTTTCTACATACTCACCATTTATAAGATCAACATCTTTAATAAATGAAAAGAATTTCTTTAAATCAGCAGATGCTGTTGATTTTGAATCCATTGTTAAAGACCAATCATCTGTATGTAAAACATTTTCTAATCCTGTTGATAATGCTTCATCATTTACATCTTCATTTTCAGTTTTATTTTTTACTTGTCTTACTTTTCCAGTAGTCATTAATGATAGATAATCATTTACAAAACCTTTAAGTTTTTCATATTCTTTAAGAACATTTTTCAACTTTTCTGCTTGTTCAATATATCCATCTTCTTCATAATCAGCAATTATGTCTTCAATTTCTTGTTTGTGTTCTTCAAAAATATGTGAGTAATTAAAATCTTTACTTCCTGTTTTTTTCTCATTTTCAACTGATTTTTGTACAATGTTTGAAGCAATGTATTTAATCAATGTATCTTGTTGAGAAATACTAAGTCCACTAATTTTAAGTTTTGATTCAGCTTCTTTTAATGATTCAGAAGCTGTTACATCCATATCTACAAAATCATCAACATCTCTACTAATATTTGGTCTAAACTTTGTACGTTTTGTTTTTGGTTTATCAGATTCTTGATTTTCAGATCTAATTTCCAATGCTCTTTTATAAAGTTTTTGCTCATTAATTTGTTCTTCTGTTGGTAGAACAAGTTGTTGAGTAGCAAGTGTTGTTAATGTTTGAATAGGATAATCTATAATATTATCTGCTATTTTTTTAGCATCTACATCAATATTTTTACTTTGTATATTTTTTTCTACTTGCTCTTGTAAGGATGTAGTTTGTCCTAAACTAGGAGAATTTAATTCTTGTAAGCTTGGAATATTATTATTAAATGTTTTTTGTACATTTTCTTTATTTTTAACTCTAATTGTTTCTCTGGTAGCAACAAATGCATTGCTATATTCAGAATTAAATTTAACTTTTCCTGTACTTAATAATGATTGAGCTATTTTTTTATTTTGAGTAACAGCATCTAAAACAATAGAATTTATAGTATTTTCTTTTTGTTTTTCCCATAATGATTTATCTAAATTATCTGAAATTAAATTATCTAAATCTTTTAAGTTTTTAGGAAGAGTTGAGTCAGTTAATTTACTTAATATTTCTTTTCCTTCTTTTGTTAAATTACCATTTTTAGTTATAAATCTACCTGGTTTAGTAAATTGTAATTTACTTGCTACAATTGCTGTAGCAATAGATTTAAAAGTTTTTTGAAAAACATTACTTGATTTAAAAGTAATATTAGAATTTATGTTTAAATCATTAGGTAATTCAACCGTAGTATCTTCATCAAAATTTCCATAATTAATAAGTGAAGGTACAATAGGTAAAATCAATCCTTGTTTTACTTTTAGTTTTTTTACTCCTAATCTATTTAATTCTGAAGCTAATTCTTTTTTACTAAGATTATTTCTACCAACACTACTTTCAAATGATTTTATTTTTCCTAAATCACCAATTCCTGATTCTATTTCTTTTGATCCTCCTGCATCATAAGAAGTTATTCTCATTGAATAAGTTCTTAAACCATTTTCATTACCTAATTCAGGTAAACTTTCTTCTATTGAAACAATTCTAGGAACTCCTTTTTCTACAGTCATATAAAAAATAGAACCAGGTTTAATGTCATTTTCTTTGATTGATTCATTACTTACTTTTAATTCTGAAATATTATCATACATATCTGATATTAAAATAGAATCTTGATTTGCTATTAATACAGAAGTGTTATTTGCAGCTAATGGATAGTATGAATATTTTTCTCCATTTATTACTACATCTTTAACCTGTTCTATTTTTTGTAACTCTGTTTTTTGAGTTTTTACAACATTTGTATTTTGTCCTAAAGCAACTAGTTTTGCATCGTATTTTTTACCATTAAAATCTTTAAATACTACATTAGGATATTTATTAGCTAATTCTTGAGCAAATGGACTTAACCCTGCATTAAGTATAATTTCTATTTCATTTAGATTTAATTTATTATTTGTAGTAGGATTAATATTATTAGATACAATTATAAATTTACCAGATTCCCAAGTATTATATACACCACTACCAATTTCACCAAACATTCCTGAAAAGTCAGAACCATCTAATAATTTTTCCAGTACTTCTAAAGAATTTAATCCACTAGTCCTAATATGACCATGACCATATTTTTTATCCGTTAAAGTAGATAAACCATTTGCTCCTATTCCTTTATCTTCTTCATATACTGAGTCTCCTTGATTATCTAAAACTTGTCCTGAAACAAGAGCATTATATTGAGTATTATACTCTTTTTGTCTCCTTTTTTCTATATCTTCTGTAGTAGTAGTAGTTTTTTCTATAGCAGCTAATTCTGCATCATATTTAGTTACAGCATTTAAAACTTCATTATAATAATTATCTGCACTTACATTGTATGCTTTTGCAGAAGTCTCAATATTTGGTCTATT